ACACAGCAGTTGGGTATAGGTCACTTTACACTAATACAACAGGTATTCAAAACGTAGCTATGGGTAAGGATGCTCTCTTTACAAATACTGGTTCATATAACGTAGGCATTGGTGAAAATGCTTTATCTACAAACTCTAGTGGTTCAAGTAATGTTGCTGTAGGAAGAAGGGCTTTATTTAGCAGCACCACAGCATCTAACAACACGGCAGTGGGTTATCAGTCGCTTTATGCCAATACTACAGGAATTAGAAACACAGCAGTAGGAATGAATGCTCTTGATGCTAACACTACATCTAATGACAGTGTAGCAGTTGGTTGGGGTTCATTGACTAATAATACAGCTGCTGAAAATACTGCTGTAGGAACAACATCATTAGAAAGTAATACATCAGGTACAGCTAACGTAGCTATGGGGTATAATGCTTTATCTGCAAATACTACTGGTGGTGACAACACTGCCATTGGAGCAGGGAGTTTAGACGCTAATACTACAGGAAATGATAATGTAGCCGTAGGTAGACTTGCATTAGAATCTAACAGTACAGCAGATGATAACGTGGCAATGGGTTTTTTAGCCATGAGGTACAACACCACAGGTGCAAACAACACTGCTATTGGTAGTCGTTCTTTATTAAACAACACCACAGCATCTAACAACACATCTGTTGGCTATCAAGCACTAAATGCAAACACTACTGGCACAGAAAATACTGCACTTGGAACTATTGCATTAGATGCAAACACTGGTGGAAATTATAACGTAGCAGTAGGTTATGGTGCTTTAACAGATGCAACTACAGCTTCTAACAATACGGCTATGGGTCGTTTGGCTCTTGGTGATAATACTACAGGAGCAAATAATACATCATTAGGTTATAACTCACTACGTGTAAACACCACATCTAGTAACAATACAGCAGTGGGTGCTTTATCTTTAGATGCAAACACAGGCACTTACAACACAGCTATTGGAGCATCAGCATTAACCACAAACACTACAGGAAATTACAATACGGCTGTAGGAGGTAATGCTCTTGGTCTAGCTACTACAGGCAGTTACAATACAGCTATAGGACCAAGAAACTCTGGTGACACAATAACTACTGGTTCTAAAAACACTATTATAGGTGATTTTAACGGCAATCAAGGTGGCGTAGACATAAGAACGGCTGATGGTTATATTATATTATCCGATGGTGATGGTAACCCAAGACAGATTACTACTGAAGCTGGTATGACTAGTTGGACTAATAATGCCAGTGATTCTGATAGGACAGCTAACTCAAATTATCATGCAATACATAGCAACACTGATACACACCCTGCTCTTGTTGTTGAACATTCTGGTAACAGTACACCAAATGGCATCTTTATTGATTTATCAGATACAGACCCAGATAATAATGCACAATGGTTTATTAAAGCAGAAGGTTCTACTGGTGCTGAAAGATTTAAGGTTTTTACTGATGGAGATGTAGTTAACCACGATAACAGCTATGGCTCTATATCTGATGTAAAACTGAAAGAGCAAATTACAAATGCTTCATCACAATGGGATGACATCAAAGCATTAACAGTTCGTAAATATAAAATGAAATCTGATGTAGCAACTGGTGATTCTGATGCACATTGGAGATTAGGTCTTATTGCTCAAGAAGTTGAAACAGCAGGAATGAATGGACTTATAAAAGATAATCCAGACATGATTGAAAATGAAGATGGCGAAATAGTTAATAGTGGCACAACAACTAAATCAGTCAAATACTCAATACTCTACATGAAAGCAGTTAAGGCACTGCAAGAAGCAATGGAACGTATTGAGACATTAGAGCAAAAAGTAGCAACATTAGAAAACGCCTAATATAACTTAAAAGGAGAATAAAAATGGCAGACATAGAACTAACAACAGAAGAAATAGCACAAAACTATACAGCTATGGGTCACTCAGTAGACCTTATCAATGCTATCATTGCAGGAACAGCAATGGCAGATGATGAAGCAGAAGATAAGCAAGACTGTGTTGATAGGAACGTAGCACACTTAGAGATTATGGCGGCTAAGGACTATTGGACAGATGAAGATATGACGGCAGTTAACTCTGCAATCACAGCAGGGAAGGCTTATTCAGCATGAGTGAGAATGTAATCACTATTGATGGTAAAGAGTATAAAGAAGATGACTTATCTCAAGACCAAAGTTACTTTATCAATCAGATAAGAGACTTACAGGCTAAAGCTGCAAGTTTAAGGTTTCAACTAGACCAAGTAACTGTAGCTCAAAATGCTTTTACTAATTCGTTAATACAATCCGTGAAGGGAAGCGAAGAAGATGAAACCAAAGGTAGTGCAGCAGATGAAAATGCAGCCTGAGTTAAAAGTACAAATGGAATTGGATGCCCACGAGAAAGAGTGTGCCATCCGATATCAAGCAGTCAATGACAAGCTAGAAAACTTAGACAAAAGAATGTGGCGAATAGAAGCTATGTCTATGGTGGGTACACTTGGTGTAGTAGCTTTGGTTGTTGCGATAGTGATGAAGTAGGGATTAAGTAATGGAGGTAGGTACACAAGTCGTTGTATATGGCCCTGATGGAACTTCTTACGGTAACGGCATGATTGCAGAACAAGCAGGTGTTACTAACTATACTATGACACCCCCTACAAATCCTACCCCAAGTACAGGAAATAAAAATATGGCAGCGATAAACACAGATCAAGAACTTGAACAGGAAATGGCTAACCTCGCAGGAGGAATTGGGTCAAACGTCCCACAAGTAACGGCAGTTAGACCTGAAGTAAAAGAATCCGAGCTTCAAGGCACAACAGGCGTCACATTGGGTACGACCCCTACTGCAACTACTGCTCAAACTCCAACTCAAGTCATGCCGACTGCTCCAACTGGCACTGAAGGCGTAGGACAAATAGAAGGTATTGAAAGAACTGCTCCAAGTGTTACGACTATGGATACGGCTCAAATTACTCCTACTGGTGATTACATGCAGGAGGTACAAGGTACAGTAAGTCCTGAAGCCGTAGCAACTGCCCAAACAGAAGAGCTAGACAAACGTGGTACAGTCCAGTACCAGATGACACAGCTTATGTCTGCACTAGAAGAAGGTGGTGAGATGCCACCGTGGGCATCCCCTGCAGTCAGAAAAGTGGGTGCGATCATGCAGGCTAGAGGTCTTGGTGCATCCAGTATGGCTTCTGCGGCCGTAACTCAAGCTGTGATGGAATCAGGGATTGCTATTGCTACCCAAGATGCAAACAAATACTCTACAATTCAATTACAGAATCTGAATAACAAACAGCAGACTGCTCTAGCCAATGCTGCTACCTTTGCGGCAATGGACAAGGCTAACTTATCTGCAAGATTACAATCAGCAGTAACAAATGCACAATCGCTACTATCTGTAGACACAGCTAACTTAACTGCCCAACAGCAAACAAACACACTTAATTTTAATGCTCTTACTCAAGCTATGTTTAAAGATGCAGCAGAGGAGAATGCAAGAAGAGAGTTCAACGCTAAGAACGAGCTACAGGTACAAGAATTCTTTGCGGAGTTAGGTTCGCAGGTAGAAACAGCCAATGCAAATAGAACCGCCGCAATAAATCAATTCAACGTTGGTGAAGCAAACGCAATGAACCAGTTCAATGCTTCCATGCAAGATGCAAGAGATAAGTTCAACTCTAACATGCAGTATGCTATCGATCAATCCAACGTAAACTGGAGACGACAGGTTAACACAGCCGATACAGCTATACAAAATGAAACTAACAGAATTAATGTTCAAAACCTGTTCAACATGAATCAGTCTGCTTTGAATGCTTTGTGGCAAAAGTACAGAGATAATGCTGCTTGGAACTTTCAAAAGTCTGAATCAGCCTTGCAAAGACAGCACGAGATTGGTATAATGGCTATGGAGTTTGCTAACGCAAAAGAAACTTATACCCAACAACAAAAAGATAGTATCGGCGTAGGAGTAGGTAACTGGCTTGCTACTTGGGCGGCTTTATAGAGAAGGGAATAAGCAATGGGATGGTTTGATAGAATAGTTGATTGGGGTGCGGAAGCCTTAGATTACGTGGATGAAGAGTTTATAGATGTGACAGGAGATGTATATCAAGGTCTTACTGCAGGAGAGCAGCTTGCTGGAGATGTAAGTGATGCTTTTGGATTTATCAAGCAAGGTGCTAAAGCTTACGGTATGTTGTCAGGAACTATAGGGCCAGATGGTAAAAGAATAGTAGGGGCCCAGCAACCTTTTAAACAAACCCAATACAAAGGTGCAAGAAGCTACAAACAAATGGGATTTGGTGCAAGCACTCCCCAATATCAAGCAAGTCAAGTCAACATGGCAGTTGGAGCTAACAATCCTAACATACAAACTGCACTAGCAGCCTTGATGAACGCTTCATACAACACACAAATGAATAACGTGGTCAGTCAATTTACTGTTACACCTACTATTGGACAAGGTAGGAGAACACAAGTGGGTACGACCTCACTATCACGTAGTACAAGAACGAGGACAGCTTAATGGATGAAATGGACATGGAAGCACCTGTAGGTTCTGTAGAAGCGAAAGATCCTTTTGCAGTAGCACCTCCCGGACATTCTCTAACACAAGACAATTCAAGATGGGCATGGGGTAAGCCACCTCAGATAACAGATCCTGAACAGGCATTAGAAGTTGCAATAGCATCTCTGCAAAAACCTAAAGTACGAGATGAGATGTTCAAGCTACTTTACACAGGAGTATCTGTAGAGGTTATGGTAGAAGGCTACGTGCTACAAGCTTTCCATGATGGTAAGTTTATGCCAGACGTAGGAATGCTTATTCAACCACCACTCGGTATGTACATCGCACACATGGCAGAAGAAGCAGGTATCCCATATCGCTTGTTTGAAAATGAAGATGCGGGTACAGAAGGACAAATGGATGATCAAACTTTCTTCTCAATGATGAAAGAAAACAACCCACGTATGTTTGAATTCATTAGAGAAAATGTCAATGAGTCTATCAGACAAGGTAACATACCATCAGAGCCTGAAGAGCAGAACTTTATGACGATGGATATGCCAGAGCCACAAGAAGAAGAACAAGAAGAGGAAGCAACAATATGAGCATAGGTTTAGCATTTGTACAAGGACTCGTTGGTGGCTTTCAAAAGAACATAGAACGAGAGCAAGCACTAAGAACAGCAGACGATCAAAGATTAGCAGGTCTTCAGGATACTTTGTTTCAAGCGACTGCTAAAGCCGCTGCGGAAGGTAATCCTGTTCCTAGTCAACTAGGAGACATGCTAAGAAAAGCTAAAGAAGATATTGCTAACAGACCTGATATTGGTCTGTTTGGGACAGGTAAAGCAGAGAGATTGAACTTAGATTTTACTGGATTAGCTGGTACTGTGAATGATGTGGGCGGTAACTATATTGATTATGGGGATATAAAGATACCTGTAAATGAAAACTTTTTCAAGGGAACTGGTCCGGGGTCAATCGTAAGTAAAGCTGATCTGTATATGAAAGCTATGGATACATGGCTCACAAAAGGTAATAATAGATCTATATTAAAAAAGTATATGGAAGCTAATCCTAATACTTGGTCTAAAAAAATATCAGGAGATTTATACAGATATGGTGAAACATGGAGTTTAGGTACAGCCAAAACATTAGCTCCTGATCAAAAAGACGCAACTTTAATTCCACAAGTTAAAAACTCATTCAGGATTCTCGGAGGATTCTTAGAAGAAGTTGAGGGTATAACCCCTAAAGATATGAAACAAATAGATATGGCGTACAGTACTGGAGAGAAATTATTTTTTGATGAAAAATTTAATGCAAGTACAGACTATACTAGAAAAGACAGTATACTACTTCCTTTTTTAAATGAAAAAGATGACTTAGTTTTCTCTCCATATAAATTTAAAAATCCAGAAACTCTTGCAGCTTTGAAGAATATAGCTAAAAAAAACGGGTTTGATAATGTCGGAAAATTTGTGTACCATTTTAGAAATCAAACTGAACTGGCATTACCCCAAGCTGGAGAACTTAAGTTCGATCCATTCAATAAAGAAGGTATGCTACCTGAAGAGTCTAATATTGCAACTATTTTTCCAAGTCTTATTCACGCTGCAAACTTAGAAACATTAGGCGGTGGTAAAAATTTTATCAACATGTCAGATACTGAACAAAAGAAAGTTGTTGCATATCTCGATGAGTACTTTAGAAAGCCTGATGGTTCGATAGATATGGCGGGTAGGGTACGAGCAGTAGCCCCAATAATTCAAGTTCCTGAAAGTGAATTAAGTAAATTTAATAATCAATACAAGACATTTGAGAAAACTGGAACTAGTAGTTTAAAAAATAGAAATGAAACTTTTGAAAGATTAGTAGGAATAAGTGTAAAAGATTTCAACATCAAGTACGATGCAAATGTAAAAAGTATAAATGGAATACGACAATTAGTTGAATTGAGAAAAGTTATACCTACATCTTCTGGACTAGTTGAAACATTCAAACAATTCTTCGGAGGTATATCCGCTCCTACAGGTCAATTTGATCAAGCTGTGGATTATCTATTTGGAAGAGGTGATAATAAAGAGGGCGTAAGCACACAGAGTTTGAGAGATATTGTACAAAAGGTAAAAAAAGATGGCAGTATACTATCAGACTTATCCAATGTTAACGAAGCAGAAGCTATCATGATTGTTCTTGCAGCGGATATGGCTAGAGCCGCTGATCCATCAGGTAGATTATCAAACCAAGACTTTGAAGTTCAATTGAGAAGGTTAGGTAAGACAGGATTTTTTAGCACGAAGATGGGTCAGTTTGCAGCTCTAGGAACAGTCATGGACGATTTCGCAGGTAGATTTCAAAGAATAGAAATGATAAAGGCTGTAGAAATAGGTAGTAATAATGGAATTTTAACTCCTAGACAATTGCAAGTTCTCTATGCGAATCAGAAAGTCATAGCTTTACAGGACAAAGTTGGTATGTCTGAAACTGGTGGTGGATCAGGAGGAATTACCTACACAGATGAGTTCTCATCCTCTCTATTTCAAGGTTCTAACGGAGAAACTGTAACTATAAAAAAAGGAAGCGATGGTGTTACTTACTATTTTATAAACGGACAGCAAGTAGACAAAAGTCAGATCGTAAGAAAAGGGCAGTCACCTAACATTATAAAAGACAAAGATTCAAAAGGCTCTAATAAAAAGCAAGAGAATAATCAAAACAATCTTGATCAAGTTGCACCTGAGAAAATAACAGGTAAAGTAGTTGGTGGGGACAAAGTAAATGGTCTTAAACTTCAAGGTAAAGAAGGCTTATATCTACAGAATAAAGACGGAACATTTTCCAAGAAACCTTCAGGAACAGGAGCTTAATTAGTGGAAGTCTTAACAAATAAAATAACTGATGTAATAACATCAAACATAGATACCGATAAACCTATACCCGAAGAATTAACTGGAAATGAAACTGTTGTGTCTGAAACAAAAGATTCAACTGTAAACAAAGATACTGGCGATCTTGAATTTACCATTGTACCTAATCCTAAAGCTAATGTTACTCCTGATATAAAGCCATTAGTAGAAGAGAGTGTTGCTACTCAAGAACAACAAAGATTAGGTAAACAGGTAACACCAGAAAGTATATTATCTGGAGAGACTATCGAGATAAATGGCGAGGAGATAAGTCCTAATCTTGTAGCAAAAGCTAATCAAGGAGACATCGACGCCCTTAGTGAAATAGAATCTATTGCTCGATCATTCAAAAAAGAAAGACAAGAGCCTATCGTAGCTAAAGCTCCTGAAGTATTTGCAAATGATCCACAAGCATCTAAGACAACAGAAAAACTTGTGAAGTACACAGAAGGTAGAAACATTGTCCTAAATGCTTTGCAGAAAACTAACCCTGCAACAAACGAGCCACGAATTGTAGATAGTAGGGTGCAACAATTATTTGTAGACTACTATAGTACAGGACAGTTTTTCACTGAGATGAGTAGAAGATTAGCTGAATCAGGAAGAGGTATAACTCTTTTACCTGTCTTGGGACACATGGCTATGAATGTATTTGGGGCTGCCAAAGATGCAGCAGATTTACCTTTTGCTATAGGTGATATAAAACCCGATGATGAAACATTTGCTCAGTCTTGGGAAAAAAGACAGCCGGGAATGGCTAAGTTCTTTAACCAATATAAGACAATGGTAGAAAAAGCTCTTCCGGGACTTACCCAAGCTCAAACATTTAATGACGATATAAAGAAGTTGTACATCGAAACATATGGACAGGAAGAGTACGACAAATACTACACACTTACTGTAGGCGACAAGACTGTAGATTTACCTATAGTCAATGATGAGTTAGCACAAGAATTACTGAAGATTGGCTTCAACGAATTACCAATGGTAGAGCGAGCCGCTGCTATGATAATAGAGAATGTAGGCATTGGTTACTCTCTTGCAAAAGGTGCTACCACAAAAGGTGGGAAACAATTTACTACAGCAGATGAAATTCGTCAAAGTAATCCATACAAGTACAAAGGTCTAAGTAATGTTGAAGTATTAAGAGTAAGCAGAATAGATAATGCTTCTAATGCTTTCACAAAAGCTTGGTATCAAACAACTGCAAACATTGGTAGAAAACTTAAAAACAAAGGTGCAATCGGTGCGTACGAAGTAGACCTAAATGCAGAGAATACTTTGAATTTGATTGACAAGCAAGTCGACTCCGTACAAAAGCAGATAAAGAAATTAGATCCTAAAGATGTAGGAAATGCTAGAGAAATAGCATTGTTAGAAAAGCAGTTAAAGAACTTAGAAGTACAGAGAATAAAACATGTTATGCCATTCACCAAAAACACATACGCAAGAAATGTGATAATTGACGAAACTATCATGGGTATGGGGCAAGCTATGGGCTATGAGATTGCCAACCACTATGGCTTTGACACAGATGTAGGAGAGGTTTTTGGTGCATTATCTACAGCTACAAATGTACCTCAGTTCTTAATTAAAAAAGGCGTAGGAGGACCTTTAAAATTTTTAGATAGACTTGCGGGGGGTGCAGTAAGTAACTTTGCTGCAACTATAGAAATGATACCAATTATCCCTAAAGGTATATTTATAGATAGACGATTTGATTTACTAACAGATGAGTTTGGTAATGCCCTTACAGGTAAAGAAAAGTTAGCTGTCGAAGAAGTTGCAAAGATAGTTAAAAATCTAGAACCTTCCCAAAGAGAAATGGTATGGGCATCTATTAATGAGTATCAACAAGTAAGAAACAGAATACTACAGAGATTTACAGACCCCCAAAGAAAAGAAGAAGCAAGAAAACTATTTCAGTTATCCTTTGCTCAAATATCTGGATTAGCTCCTCTTATGGCTTTGGAGAAAAGAGCTGCGGGTAGGTTGAAAGCGAGTGCAAGTAACATCGGTGAAGCTGTAGATTATCAGATAGCCCAAGAAAACTCATTACTACAAGCAAATGAAGCTATTACGCAGTTGAAAAGAATGATGAATGAGGAAGCAGGCATTGATCTAGATAATGGTGAATTTGTAAATGATTTTGTAAACAATTTCCAAAAGGCTGCAAACGATACTCAACTCTCTATAAACGAAACAAAAATAGAATACATGGAATCGTTGCAACAATATAAGAATGCAATCATACAAAATCCAGATCAACCTCTTGACGAAGACTTAATAACTAAATTGGCAGAGATGGAGATAAAACTAACTGCTGGTGCTACTCAAAATTTAGAATTACAGAGAAGCATCTATGCAAAGACTACTGAAGATGTTATGAAAGCCTTGAAAGACAGAGGAGATAACATTATAGCTCTAAGAGGTCAGGACGGCTACAAAGAAAAGATGGGCAGATACATAGAAGACGTGTACGACGCTCAACAAGATAAGTTAGATTCAATGGGTAGATTAATATATAAACCAGTTGATGACTTAGATATTGAGATGGATATAAGATCTGTAGTTGATGACATGCTTGATAGAAAAGATCAACTATCATCAAGTGCCGTAAGAAATTTATTTAGTCCTGAAGGAGACTTCTTCAGAGGAGCTTCAGGTAGAAAGGCTAGATCTGCACTTGACAGTATGGCAGTGAGAGGTATTCAAAAACAACTTGAATTAGATAAAGAACAGTTCGGTGAGCTAATGACTTATCACAGAAATCCACTCACAGCAAAAGAAGCACCTGATGACTTCTTAGGTGAAACAGCTACTCCTTTAGATGTAGCTCTACATTTGAGTAGGCGAGAAGGTAGCGGTTTTAATCCATTTGTCGGAAAGCCGTCTGAATTAGATGCAATGAGAGGTCACTTTTTGAGAGTAGCTAAGGGTCTTGAAAAGTCTAATCCTCAACTAGGTAAACAGTATACAGACTTTGCTAATACAATTGAGGGAACTATAAAAGCTAATCCTGAAGTGTATAGCCAGATACAATCAGCCAGATCACAATATCGTGCAATACACTTTGATCCTATAAGAAAAGGGTCTTATGGAGACAAAATAGATAATGCAAGAACAGGACCTGCTTATGTAGAACCTGCAGAAGGTGGGTACAAGTATCCGTATAAAAATGGTCTTGAGCCTGAAAATTTTCACGAAGACTTTGGCAAAAATATTGAAGATCTTATGAATAACAAGATGGCAGCTAAGAGAAGTTTAAAAAAGAATATGGAAGGTCTTGTAAGATTTTGGACAGCAGGAGATATGCCTGATAACTCTTTAGTATTTGATGTGTCAACTCCAGCAGGGCAAAAGAAGTTAGAGGTAGTCTCTAATCTTGTAAAAGCTAGCCTGTACGAACACTGGGGTGAGTCAAGAAAAGCTGTCATTGACAGAATAAAAGGTAAAGTAGCGGGGGGCTATCCAGTTCGTGTATCAGAATACAATTTTGAAGCAGGACAAAACATTGCAGGTTTACAAGATATCTTTACAGTTAAAGTAAAAGATGCAGATGGAAACATACAACCTCGTCAGCTATTTGATTTGGCAGACATAGTCCAAGAAGAAAAAGATATTGTCAAACTTGTAGGATTAAGCAGACAAGCAGAAAATCAATATAATAAGTTAACTACAGAGTTAAATGATAACACTAGCTTACTTATGACTAGAGCTAATGCAGTTAATCAAATAGAAAACAAGGCGGTTAATCAACTTGAAAAGATTGCAGGTATAAGGGATTCTGAACAATTTTATACCAACTACATAGAGTTTGGTTCTCCTAATTACATAAGAGATATAAGAAAGTCTTATGTAGACGCAAGAAAGTTAGAAGAAGGTGTCACTGAAGAAACGGCACTAAAAGAATTTAAGAGTGGTGTAATGTACCACATCGGCAATGCTTTGCTTAAGAGAGCAGGGCTATCGTCAGGAGAAAGAACTCTAACTGGTTTTGATGGGCAACCTTTTAAACTAAATGTTTTAACTGATGCTGGACAACTTTCTGCAGATTTAAACAATACAAATACTCAGAAAATACTAAGAGAAGTAGGGTTCGATAAAGACCACATTCAATATCTAGATGACATTGGAACTTACATGCAGTATGCACAAGGGGCGTCATTACAAAGATTTGATATAACTGGCAAAGTAAGAGACGTATCTCCCAACGAACTTATAAGTAGAGCTTTTAACTTAGCAAGAGGTATGGTTAGTCCTACCTATGTTGCTGGAGAGATTACAGCTAGGCTTGCAATACAAAAGGGAAATGAGTTAGTTCTGTTAGCGGCCAGAAGTAAAGATGGTGCTAGAATAATAGGAGAGCTTCTTAAAAACCCACGAAACGTATCACCCGATGATGTTAAAACTTTTGGAACTTTAGTAAAAGAATTCTTAGCTACAGAGCTAGCACGAACTGGTGCAAAAGCTCCCGGAGAGTACATATCAGAAGATGACATGACCGAGTACAACATAGAGTATCAAGGTAAACCTATCTTTGAGGGTATATTTAATTCACCCAAAAAAGAAGAAAATAATGAAACCCAAAACAAGGAGAATACCCAATGAAAACTTACTACAATGGACCACGTAAAGGCATGATGTATGGCGGTGGTGCTACCATGAGAAAGCCTATGATGTATGGTGGCATGGCTAAGAAGAAAAAGATGCAAATGGGTGGCATGATGGATGAGAAGAAGATAAAACCTAACGCCAAGTCAAACATGATGATGAGTTCAGGAATGAACATGGGCATGATGTATGGTGGTCAAGCCAAACTAGACAAAAACAAAGATGGCAAAATATCAGGCAAAGACTTTGCTATGATGAGGAAGAAGAAGTAGGTTTATCCCTCTTTCTCATTATCTTACGACCTCTGAAGAAAACAATTGTATTGATAGTGGTGTTGATAGTGATGGCAACAACTAGCCAAGCTTCCCACCACTGCATCAAACGTACCTACCCGATTTATCCATGACCTCTTGTGCCATAGACTTCAGATACTTTATCAACTGAGTTACTTTATTTGTACCTTCATACATGGGAAGACCTAAATTCATGGTCTTCTCAAATTCATTTGGATCTACTGCATCGTAGAGTATCTCAACATTTCCGTCCTTATTAAGAAACGCTTCTAACGAGAACAGTTTCGCTTTCACCTTTGATTTCATTGATCGGCTCTAATTTACTAATAGGTAAGTTATAACAATCAGCTTTAAACATAAAGCCATTGCTGGGGTCTACTTGACCTTTCTTGTATCGGGTAGCTTTAGCATAGTATTCTTGTTTACTTATGCTACCTAGTATCCAAGCCTTACTGAGATCAGTCAGTATCCTCACGAACACATAACTGTCACAGTCTTGCTTGCTACCATGAGATGCAACCGAGCAATCATAATTAGACTTTGGCTTAGTGTTACAACGTTTAGTCTTAACGTCGATACGATTCCCATCTTTCACTAAATCATAGTTATATGTATTTGCTTCAGTTGCCCCGATGATATCAGCTACGATTACCTCGCCTATCGCACCTACTACGTTACTAGTGCCACCTGTAATACTTCCCTGCAGAATGCCTACAGTAGAAGCTTTTTCCCTCGCATGACGCATGTAATCTTCGCTGATTGGTACTTCGATCATCAGTTTGCACCTAAGTCTACAACTTCACAGGCATCTGCAGTGCAAGCCAATTCACGAGTACCGCTCGTATTGTCTTCCTTTTCATACATAGAGAACTTAGTCCAGTCGAGTGACTTTGGAACACGTCCATTCCATTCGAGATATTCATCCGCATCTATGTCCTGATAAGGAGCTTGTTGGTACGTATGGTCGGCAAACGGAAGGAACGATACACCTGACGCAATATCAAAGTTATCGTACAACCACGCACCAACTTCCATCCATTCCTCTTCCTTTACAGTAATAGTCACAGACGGTTTGTGTTCGCACCAGTTAAGTGCATAGACTTTCCAAAGTTCTAGTTGTTCTATTGCACTCATCTCAGTTCTAGTGATAGCACCACTAGGAGATTTCATTGGAAAAGAAAACACGGTAACACTGTCAGGCTTCATAACGTCAGGCTCTGCAGGAATACCTTCTTCTTTCATAAATTGTGTTAAGGGATCTTTGTTATCCCCACGTACTGTTCTGATGTAGAAATCATTGTGTCTAGCATGAATACCCGATGCAGAATCAGTCAACTGAGACACAGTACCACTTGGCTTTACACAAGTGATAGCCGTACTTCTTGGTATACCAATAGCATCTGCATATTCTTTGTTTGTCTTTATTGCTACTTGTTTCATCTCTTGTAACCAAATCTTTGAATCAGTTGTTTTAGACAGTACATAATGATCCATGATACCAGTTAATGAGACACCAAGCAAGCGTTCTTCTTCTGTATTTGTTTTCCATATCTTACGTAGATACTTCAGATCTGTAAGAGTAGACTGAAACGTACCTAGTATTGTGGCAACACGTACCTTAGATTGTAGGGAAAGTAAGTCATCGTTTTCACGTACGACCACTTCAGACAAGTTACAGAACTGGTACGGTCTAAGTATAATCTCACTACATGGGTTCGTACCCCACATATGACCTGTTTGTCTTCTGCCACTCTTAGCTACCTGATCGTCGGCTGCCTTACGATTGAACATGCCACGCTCACCTGACTTTGACTCGTACAGAGATAACCATTCTCTCATGTAAGTTTCCATAGCAGGCTTGCCCTTGTAGGCTACAGAGTTATTTGCTAATGCTCTTTGACCATTGTTGTTCCACCACTCACCTGATTTAGCGTGAGCCATTTGATCGTCGTTTAAGTTAGATAAGCTAATCAGAGCAGATCGTCTAACGCCACCTACTACAACAACCTCACCTACCTTACACATAATATCGTGGCACTCAACAGGAAATAACTTTCTACCTGTAGCCCCCTTGAATTTCTCAATAGTAAACTTAAATAAGTTAACAAGAGGATCAGCACCTGATGCTCTCCCACCCATAACCTTTAGCCTTGCACCTGCAGGTCGCACCTTCGATACATCCCAAGATGGTATCATTCCTGAATAAAGTAAAGCCACAAGCTCACGATATGCTTTTGCCCACCCTGCTTTACTATCTTCCACAACAATAACAACCTCAGACTCTTGCATATTCTCGCTGATTACAGGTAGCTTATCTACGTTCTCTCTCTCAACAGAGAAACCTACACCTGTGCCACACATAAGAATGTACATAGCTTCATCAAAACTACGTGGACTATCTACTGGTAGGTAGCTACAATTGTACCCACAAGTGTTATCTCTCTTGAGTGCTTCTCCTGAAGTCATCATTGCTCTCATGGATGGCATAACTCTCAAGTCACTGATGTACTCATGTATTATCTCTTTATCAACGCTATCCATCTTGTAGTTGTGCTTTTCTAAGAGAGTGTCTTCCATAAAGTTTACATATCTTGAAACTGTCTCTAGCCAGTTCTCTCTTCTACCTTCATCTTCCATCCATCTAGCATACCTAGATTTATGTATAAACTCCTGATATGAAGTTGGTAACATATTAGACGCCATTATATTGTTCTCCTACTTTTGTTTCAATTAAACGATTTAAATACCATCGTGCTTTTTCTAAATCTTCTACTCCATTCTTGTACTTGTACCTACATATGTACTTCAAAATGTTGCCTTGAAGATATGTTTCAAATCCATCTCCTGTGACAGATTGAATTATATCTATGGTTTCAATGCCTGCCTTATTATAGTGTGCAGGACTGTTAACCATATCTGTGTTATTTTCTACTTCCTTAAGTTTCATCTTCATGTATTCCATGTGTCTCATTACTGATCATTACCAAAATCTACCTTAATCACATTCTCAGGAATGTCAAGCATTTCTCCTGTGTCCTGTTGATATTGTACCTTAAGGTCTTTGGCCGCAAAGTTAAACTCTATCTCAGACTCCCCACAACGAAAGACTTCATCACCTCGCCTACGTAGCAAAGCCATAACGCCCTCGTGCATGATTGATGCAACAGAGTGATCTTCAAAAGTCTCATACTTCTTGCCTGTCGTATCATAGGCTACCAAGTGAAACTGATCATCAGGCATTTCAGATAGGATTATGTAGTACTTGTCTTTCTCCAAAGACATAAGTGTGTTCATGTCATCTTTTTTCATTCTTGAGCCACTCCATAGGTATTGCTTTTTCTGCCCACCTATAATTGTGCTTGAGACACCAATCAGCATAAGTGGTTTTACTTCCTTTGTATATCTTGTTTCGTGCATTCATAAACACCATACGGATGTCCAAGTCTTTGTGTTGCTCTTTTATGAGAGCCATCTTAACTCTGTCTGCTTTGTCAAACTCACCTTTAGCTTCGATGTATATGTTGGTTGCAGGAATGTAGAAGTCAGGAGTGTAGGTACGTATCTTAGGTATGTACGTTATCTTCTTCTTCTCGTACTCAAACTTTATTTTATTCTGTATTAGCTTCTTAGCTAAAAACAATTCAAACTTAGATCTGTATCCTGCGTTACGTTTAGCCACTATATTTTCCCCTGTCGGATTTTCCAACTCAATGATTCTAGGCGTTTGCTGATATACCCTGCCGTCTTCGGGGATTGTTTTTCTAGTATAGTAAGTTCGTCTAGAAGGGGATATATCGGCACACATAAAATCTTTCCGTAGTTTAAACTGTAGTTGATTGTTTGAAATTCATTCTCTATTTTCACAATGTCTCTAGCTTCTGTCTCAGGCGTCAACGTACCTTTGTCTGAAAAGTTATCTCTCAAAGTCAAAGGTATACCCCTGTCATGTTGTCTAAGGAATGTTATATCCCTGCCACCACCTATGCCTTTGTGAGACTCGATGTACACGTGGTACAAATTCTCATTCAACTCAAGTAGCTTAGTTTCGTATTTGTTTACGTAGATTGCTGACACTACAGTTCTTTCTTCTTCAAGACATCATACCATATCTTAGGTGCGGTCTTAGCCTTTGATGTTACTTTTGGATACAACTGTGCATTTGCCCAACAGTGTGATCTGTATCCACACATGCCACATATCTTGTTTAAGGTTTTGTTACCTGTTCGTATCTGTTCACCTTTGACTTTGTACGTCTCAAACTCAGACTTGTAAGGCTTAACGAACTCGTTGCTAGGATCAAGTAGTCTCTTGACTCTTCTCTCAGCATCTTTCATATATTCTTTTCTATCTTCTTCTTGCCACTCAGGTGCTTCAACCATAGCTATCTCGCCACTTGACTTGTTGACAACTATCCACCCACCGAAAGGTAACCCTGTAGCTTCACCATACAGATGACCCTGCATGACATAACCAAACGGATCTTCTTCCTTTATCTTGTCGTACCCACCATACCCTGTGTACTTAAACTTATATGCCCACTCGCTAGCCGACTTAACATCCCACACTTTATCTGTGCCTGTCTCATCTCTTACGATAAGATCGAGTGTACCCGTAACCTTTTTCCCTGCTATCTCTAGCTCAACTGATTTTTGTTTGTCTATAATTTCTACGTCAGCTTGTTCCATAATGAGTACGACCACTGATTCAACAAGGTCGCCAAACATAAAACGAAACAAAGCATTGTAGTCCATCTCTTCTTTGATGCCTTGCCTATCTAGCAACTGTTGACACAGAGGTCTACCCAAGCCTGACATACGTATGCTGAACTCACGCTTCTTATTTAACTGCCTATCTACGGAGTCTCTGCATTCTTGTGCGAAGTCTTCAATAGCACTAGGGGAGATCGTGACTTCCCCCCTAGTTGCTTTTTGCATGTAGTCTTGGATTTTAAGCAGATTTAGCATTGAAATCAGCCGACAAGTCCTGTTCCTCACTAGGAGAAATGAGTTTCTGAGCTTCTCTGAACTGATTAAGAACATTCTCATTGTGACCTTTTACAGTCTCACTGAAGTCTTTCATCAATGCTTTGTCTGCGTCCGAGACTTGTACTTCCGAATGGAGAGTCGGAACTGGTACATAGTAGATAACTGAACCTGACTTGACCCTGCTAGTTGCTAACTTCATAACAATCTTCTGCATGATCTTTTTCTGTCTAGTTAAGCTCTCTATAAAACTGCTGATAGGTTTGAAACCTGATCGTTTGAAATAGGATACGAAAGGTTTATCCTTAATCTCGACCTTAGTTCCATCAGCCTTTGCAAAGTCACCAGTTATTTGACCATAGATAACTTGGTTGCAAACTGCAGACCGTGACTTTACTTTTAGTGGATCATCGTCAGTAAGAAGTTCCTCTTCTTTCGCTGACAATCTGCCACACTTATTCCCCGCAAGAGTATCAGGGAATTCTCCTGCTAATGTTGGTTTTTGTACAGACTTACAGACAAATGCTTTTTGTTCCATGTCGTACACACTCCATTCAAAGGTACGTAAGATAGGTCTTACGAGTACTTCTTTAGCATAAATAAATTCGCCATCGACAAACATCTTCCATGAGCCACGAGTAAGTGTGACACCATCATCTGTCTCTGTATCGTAGTTAATGTTTAGTCTTGGTAAACCTACATTAGCCGTAGCTTTCGCTTGCCCTGTAAGTTCCATAAATGTAGATGTATCATCATCATTAAATGCTGATACTAATTGATCCATTTCGTTTCCAATTACTAGTTCATTTGATTCCATTTTGTTTTCCTTTTTAGTTTTATTTAAAATGTAATTTGAGCTTACTATTTAATTTCAGTAAGGTCAAGCCAATTATTTCCTATTTTTAATTCTATTCCTATTGGCATGTCGTACTCTAAGCCATACCTAGCTTTCGAGCCGTCAGAAATAGACAACATGGCTTCAGAAAGTACCTTCACACACTGATCTTTTTCATCAGGATGTACGTCAAGTACGATTGAATCATGTACTGTGTTGCATATAACTGACTTCATATCTAAGTCTCTCATCACCTTATCTAGCTTAACTAAGGCAATAGGTAGTAAGTCAGCCGTTGCAAATCCTTGTACGGGGTAGTTACAGATAGCCGTTCTATTTGTGGCTGCCCCCCACTCAGTCCACTTAGCATCAGGGAAAGCATAGGTACGACCTGAAGGTAATTTTATCTCTTTGGTCTTGACTGCTTCTTTCTCTAGCTCCTTGTGCCAATCGGCAACCTTCTCATACTTCTCTTTAAACGCCGTGTAGTAGGCTTGTTGTGCAGGAGTACCACTTACCCCACCATAGAGAGGTTTGAACGTGTGTGCCTTTGCATCCTGCCTAGAACACCCTATTATCGATGCAGTGTAGCTATGGACATCAGTTCCCTTGAGAACATCGTCGTAAGCTTGTGGATCTCGTGCAAGAAAGCCTGCTACTCTGAACTCCAACTGTGAGTAATCTCCTTCTAGTATGTAGCCACCATCGAATCGACTCTCAACTACCTTACGTATGGCAAAGGTAGAACCACGTGGCATGTTTTGAAAGTTAGGATTACGACTAGATAGTCTACCTGTAGCCGTGACACATTGCATAAACTCAGGATGAATGAAGTTATCATCGTCAACATTATTCTTCATACCCTCAACAAAGGTAGATAGGTAGGTGCGAATAGCATTGTATCTAGAGTAGGCTACACAGAACTCACGTGCTTCACCGCTTAGTTCAGTTGATCTATCTTCAAGAGTTACCTTATCTGTCTTGAACCCTGCAGATGCTACATCTTTTGGATTACGAGGTATGATCTTAAAGCCTGCTACCTCATTGGTGCTTTCGTAAACAGTACCTTTGCCTTTACATGGCTTACATATCCTGACTGCCTTACCAACACTCCCATCTTTCTTGAGAGGTGTAATCCTACCTACACCACGACAAGTTTCACATTGCCTACCTACAGTCTTGTACACGATGTCAGTCATGTTACGTACATTGCGAATGAAATCATTCTTCTTCATACGTGTGCGTAGTTTAGGCTTGATTGTGTTACCTCGCATCTCATGCCCAAGATTAAATGCAGTTGACCACAGAGTTTTATCTTTTACTTTGCGTGAGTACAACAACACACTACGATCATCAGGACTCGACAGGTTGATAGGTGTATCTCCCATTGCTTCCTTTGCCATAGTCTGTAGTTTGTTTTCTAGATAGGATAGTTCCTCATTGTATTCCTTCTCTATCTCATCTAAGGTATCTAAGTTTACCTTAAGTCCATTCATCTCAATGCGAGTGAGGACGTTTGTCATTTCAAGCGAAAGCTTTAGTGTCGGTGTAAGTGTCATTAAATAATTCTCCAAATGTTGTGCCAAAGGCTTCAAGTTGTTTTACTGCCACTTCTTCTGTAGCAATCACGTCTGCTATACCATATTCTTTCACGATGTCATAGGGTATATCGTAGAATGTTTTACCATCCTTTAGATAAGGTGCAACCAAATCTTTTTCTTTTTGTGTCACGCCGTATCGTTTTGCAAGGGAGTCAAGACTAAGTGACCACCTTCTTGCTTTAGCTAAGATGTACTCAGCCACCATCGTATCGTACACATGACCATCATATTTAAAGCCACATGCTCGTACCCAAGTTAAATCAAACTTCAAGTTCTGTCCCACAAGAACATCAGTCTTATCTAAGGTAGCTTGCATGTTTGCAAACCAATCATCTTCTACAGATGCTCTTGGGTCTGAGTGGTAGATGAAGTCGTAATCTACCTTATCTTGCCCTAGCCACTTATAACCGATGGATACAAGCCTATTATTAAAATAAGGCAAAGCAGTAGTGCCACCAGATCCCTTTGTTTTGTGAGTTGTTTCGACATCTAACGTTAGTACCTTCATTTCTTTCTCCCAGTTATAGTATGTATCATATGGCAGTTTGCACAAAGTACTCTACACTTTCTAACTTCTGCCATTAGTGATTTTAAATTGTAAGTGACCATATTAGACACATCTTTTCTCTTACTGCCTATCACGTGATCAAACTGTAATGCAAATGGATTCTTTTTATAACCACATATTTGACAACCACATTTCATCTTCAGGTAGTTTAGCCACTTTGTTCTAATTTTTCTAATTCTTGTTGTTCTTTTTCTCCGTTGTTGCTTTGTTTTATGGAACTGATTAGGTGATCTCCAATCCTCTCCGTTTTTAGACTTTAAATTATATGACCAAAATACACGACCATCTACGCCAATGTCACCATGTCTGTATGTCAATAGTAGACTCCTCTATGTACATCTATCTGAGCGTTAATCATACCATGCCACCCGTTAATCTTATTCTTAGATATACAGATATGCCTGACAATGTTATCTACCTCGCTTGATCCCGTCTTACCAATTCCTATGATAACATCAGCTTCACCTGCCTTACCAGTTCTAGAATTGTCCAACATAGAGTAGTCAATAAATTGACGATCATGGGCATCGTAGCTTGCCTGACTGACTGCCCATATAAGTAATTGATTTCGCTTGGCAATTTCTCTTGCTGTTACATAAGTCTCTTTGAGTCGCTCATCACCACGATTGTATTGACCATCAACACGGAACTTATCTAGCTGATCACAGAACATGACATCAGGTTTATTGAGCTTGGCGTACTCGTCCATCTCTTCTACAGATGTACCAACTGAGTCCATGATAGTTAGGTAAGGTTCAATCTCAAAATGGTATCGCTCAAGTAGTTTATCTTTTTGCATAACCATTTCTTCTTTGGTCAATTCAAAATAAGATTGAATGATACGTAGCTTGATTCGATTAGCAGGTTCTTCGTTTGCCCAATAGGTAACTTTGAATTTTTGCTTTATGTACGATGATGCAAGGAAACAACAAAAGGTAGTCTTACCCACTTCAGGTCGAGCAAATAATATACCTAGATTACCCTTATCCATTCCTTTAACTTTTTCTTGGATAAGGTTGAATTGAAAAGGGAAATCGTTGTCTCCCGCTTCCTCTTCAAGTAGTTGAGCTAAGTCACTCTCGACAATATTGTAGGTAGTCTTGTCGCTGATCCTACCATCTTCAACTGCATCGATGAGCCTACGTAGCTCACCAAACTCTTCATTCTCTCCCGTAAATATCTCTAAGGCTTTCTCGCCTATCTGCCTTGCTCTATCTCGTAGCCAAAGATTATTGACCAAGTCTAGGTGAAGTTCATCATTGCTACTTGGCTTATCTTCAAGTTCAGATATAACTTCTTGCACTCTGTTTCTAGCTGAGTCAGGCATCGCAGGATTTCTATCGTTGAATATGCCTGCAAGTTCAGACTTAGTTAAAGTCTTGGCGTACTTTGTGTGAGAATATACAATTGTGTCAAAGATATCTTTTAGTTCCCTATCAAACATATCTCTATCTATTTTGTTCTTTACCTTTGCAAAGAAATCAACATCTAAACAAAATCCTAAGACTTGTTTATCTACTGATATAATTGTTGATGAAGTCATCACGTTCCTCTTTCTCCATATTTTTCAGGTCTTTCTTCAGTACCACTAACTTAGTAGGTACATAATTAGACAAATGCCTGACAATGTCAACTGCTTTGCGAGTTGCATCCTTGTCTAACGCTACAAAAATTTTTTTATAGTTTTTGATTACTTGTATGTGCGAATCCAAAAGGGAAGTTCCCATCAAGGCTAGTCCTTGAACAAGATTGCTAATACTGCAAGCACTAGGACAATCTTCGACAATAAATAAATTCCCTCCCGTTCCACATAAAAAAGGATATCTACTAGTTCCATATCTTAACCACTTCGGTTTACTATTGGTTAAACTTCGTCCCGTTGCATCAACTACCTTATCTCCTTGCTTAACTAGGTAGACAACACGATCACGTTGGAAGTCATATCTAATATCAGCCAAGCCTGACAAATAAGCATCATAGGAATGTACTTCTTTGACATAGTTCTCAGCGTTGATATTGCGAGACAAAGAGACAAACGTATCAGGTATACTGAAATCGATGTCTGTCTCTTCTTGTTTAGTTTCTCTTTTGACAAATGCCTGACTTGAATTATCTTTAGTCAAGCTTATACCAGTTCCACCCTTAGTGTGACAATCAGCGTGAAAGCAATACCACAATCTTTCAAACCCGTTATCACTCACACTAAAAGTGTTAGGCTTGCCACATAGAGGGCAATCAGACCGATAACGCCCATAGCTAGAAATGGGAAGGGATTCAACATAACTCTTCAACCACTTCGGATTCATTTAGACATAGCCTGCTTATACTGCTTGGTATTCACAGTATAGACTTGCCCTAGCCTATCTAGGTCGTACCCATGACTAAGTAAGTTACGTGACTTTGCCACACAGATAGGTATCCATGTTAGGTAGTCTCGTTGATTACCTAGCTTAACTTGCTCCTTATCAACAATACCTACTCTAACTGCTGATAACTTTGCCCACATTACGTGTTGTTTATCGTGGGTACGTACAGTTATATCAGTCTTCACTTGTTCGTTCATCTGCTATCCTCAAATCTTCTAAGTATAGTTTTATTGCATTTCGGATTAGATCAGCTACGCTTATTTGGCTAGCGTATCTATCTGTCTCCCTAGTAGCAAATTTCTCTAGTTCGTCATAGTCTGCTTTCGAGACTGTTAAGTTATAGCTTTTAGTCTCTTCATTTATCTTAAAAGGTCGGCTCATATTAACTCCTAACTATCCTCGTATGGGGTGTATCTCCCAACGGGATAAGTGCGTATACCACGAGATCATATTTTACGTCAATAAAATAATTTAAAAAAAATAATTTGACATATGTTTTTACTTAGATGTATAAGATACCCTGACCATAAATTATAGGAGAGACATATGGCTAAGAAAAAAACTGAATATGAATCACTTGAAATCAGCAGACAAAAAGGTATTCAAGGCATGAGTGAGGAACAGATGAAAGCAGTTAAAGAAACTGAACAACATTTAAGTTCAGCACTACAGATGTTGTTTGATTGTCAAGATTTATATCTGTCTGACATAAGAAACTTAGAGCAAAGTATGTGGGATTTAAGACGTAGCTTTGACTTAGATAGAAGGGATTGGTAATGACACCAACCGATAAAAAAAGAATGAACTATCTTAGTTTCTTTAAAGATGGAGTTGCAGATGCTTTACTGCATGGCAATAGAGATGAAAGCAAACTATTTTCAGCCTACTACAAACAAGGTTATGATTTTGGTTTGACTATGTGGAATGAACAACAAGGGGAAAAAGCATGATTTATTTAGAGTTATTCTCAGGTGGTAGTGTAGCTAGGCAATCTGTAAAAGAGTTAGGATTGCCCGTTACTAGGTGGTATTCATCAGAGATCAATAAGTTTCCAATACAGATAGCTAATGATAACCACGATGATCTAATTCATCTAGGTGATGTACGAGGTGTACTAGATAAGATAGTCTCACACAAAGACATCGACGTTATCTTTTGTGGCTCACCTTGTCAGGGATTTTCCGTAGCAGGCAAGCAACTCAACTTTGAACACGAACAATCTAAGTTGTTCTTTGAGTTCCTAAAGATATACAAAGCTATCTACGATGTTAATCCTCATGTTAAGCTACTTTTTGAAAACGTGAAGATGAAAAAAGAATGGGAAGACATTATCCTATCTAAACTACAAGAGATCAATCCAAAGCTAAAGCTACACATTATTGATTCGGCTTTGGTATCTGCTCAACGTAGAGTTCGCATGTACATAACTGATATAGAGTTCGAGATGCCTGAAGATAGAGGTATCGTACTTAAAGACATTATCGAGTGTGGTTGTGTAGATAGAAACAAGTCGTACTGTCTTGACGCTAACTATTGGAAAGGCGGTAACTTGAAGATGTACTTTGAGAAGTCACGTAGACAATTAGTATTTGGCGATGGTTGTCATCAGGTGGGAGTAGCTGATATCAAAGGCTATGACATTATCAAAAGAGTTTACTCTATTCATGGCAAGTGTCCTACCTTAACTACTATGCAAGGTGGACACAGAGAACCTAAGATACTTTGTAATTCTGCATCAATCAAGGGCAGAAGAATAGATAGCAATGGTGTACGTAAAGATGATGACACTAGCCTACCTATTGTGCAAACACTTGAGGTATCAGATTCAGGTAAGTCAAGATGCTTATCTACCTTAACTAAGGATACAGTTGTTTCACCTTTGCCTAAAGGTAGATACCCTGATGCTTATGGAGAACATAAGTTACATTGGAGAAAGCTAACTGTTAAGGAATGTTGTAGGTTACAAACCTTACCTGATGATTACTGTAAATCTGTAAGTAATTCTCAAGGCTACAAGATGCTTGGCAATGGTTGGAATAATGAAACTATCAAATCTATATTAAAGGGTTTGACACTCGAAAATAAATTTGGTAGGGAATTAGCCTGAAAGAAAATGTACGACACTATGGAGAGATCGTGATGACAATGATACAACCAATTAGTTTAGATAAACATCTTGTGGATTGTGTAGCTGAATACAAAAAGCTAAGACAGTTACAATACGATTGTGAATGGAATGGACAAACTGAACAAGCTAGTCTATATAGAAATCAAAGTGTACGACTAAAGAAGTTAATTAAAGATGGTGTACTTTACCAACCAAAGTTTTAGGAGAAACAAAATGGATAAGAAAGAAATAGTAAAATGTATAGTCGATCTGTATTGGGATTACGATAGGCTATCTAGTAGTGGGCAAGAGACGCTAGATAAACTAGCTAAGTTACATGGCATTGCAACTGAAGAGGAAGTCAAAGGAGCGATTGATGGCTAAATATTATTCAAGAAGTAAACAGAAGTTTATAGACATAGCTACTATGACAGATCAATATGTTAGACACGCTCTTATACAGAAGTGTAAACATGAACCTACTGAAGATGTTATGTTTGCCCAACAACAAGCTGAAAGAGCAACTAGGCTAGAAGAAGAGAAGATATCTATGGGATACAAGATATCCGAATACAAAGATAGGATAATCACTTTAGAGAACTCAATCAGAAAACTGAACAGTCAACCTACTGTAACGGCAGATGCTTACAATGTTGCTTGGAAAAAGATCGAGACACTTGAGAAGGAAAACAAAAAACTAAAAAATGAATTCTCTAGTCAGTTTGATTACTCAAAGAATATTGTTAGGGATTTAAGAGCGGAGAACGCTAGGCTTGTAGATAAGCTAGAAAGAGATGATCATGGTGTTGGCGAAATAGAGAGACAAAGAGATGACGCTATCTTTGATCTAAAGCAAGCTAAAAATCGTATGATGATGTACGCTGAGATGCTTAAGGACAAATGTCCAAATGGTCACGCTTATGTCTTTAGCGAGATACCTAACGACGATGAGGGTAGAGAGTTTGTACAAAAGATGAAAGGCTATCTAAATAAGGAGAGCTACAAGCTACGAGTTAAAGGTCAGTACTTAGACGAGGAAACCAAAAAGACAGAGGGTTGGAAAGTGCATCAGTATGGTCAACCTATCAGTAAGTCTAAGTGTCTTAGGGTTTATGTAGATGTGAAGAAAGATGACAAATAAGATGACACTAAAACATGACAAATCAAATGACACTAATGAGCATGGCTACATGTGCGATAAGTGTGGAGATAGAGGAGATGTTTTTAGCTTAGGTAGACTTCTTTGTGCTATCTGCTATCTGCTTGAGTTTGCACCTGAAAGAGTAGATAAGTTAAAGAGAAAAATAATTTGACTAGGTAATCTATCTGTAGTAACAAATAATCTCATTCACATTTTATAGGAGAAATCGAATGCAAGATAAGATAGATAACATACAAAGAAAGTTTGCCTATTTTGGGTTTGCTTGTTCCCCACTAACAAGAAGAAAGATAGCTAGTCTTTTAATCAGAGGTTTTGATGATCAGGCTATCTACACTATTGGTTGTGGAGTTTTTGCAAATGAGTAGAGAACATTTCCACGAAAGCCAAATAGAAGATAGAGTAACTCAGCTTATGGAAGAGGGTATGTCAGATGAAGACGCTATCCAAAAAGCAGAAAGCGAGTACGATGGTCAAGTTAATCTAGTTGAGGAACAAGCACTCAAGATACATAAAACTGAAGAGTATCGAAAAGAACTTAGGCAAGGTGTGTATCCAAGTGAGATACTCGTATCCAAGTTAACAACTTATCTAGATAGAATAGCTAATTCAACTAACCATACTATTGAAGTGAACTTGTTTTGTAGTGAAACTTTAGATCAAATTGCAGATTGGAAGAAGGAGATAAACAATGCAGAATAAGATAGCACGTATCCACGTTAACCAACACGTAATCAAAGCTAATGCTAAATCAGGCGATCGTAATCCCGTATTCACAATCAAACAAGGTGGGAAGAATACCTATGCTACTAGAGTTAAGGTCAAAGGTGAGATGGAGTTAGTTTACTCACCTGATAAGCCACTTTCTTGTGGAGCTAAAGTTTGGATAGAAACACGTGGAGATATTGAGCTTGACAAACCGATCGACACTAAAGTTTCAGTAGGTAATGTTTCAGTCGAGCCTACCCACAACCTAGCAGTCAATTTAGATAGGGCATTAACAGAATTTCTAGCTAGGAAAAGAAAAAAAGTTCTAAATAAAAATAAATTATCTGCTTGTTTATCTAGTTAAGATAGTTTACAAATCTACCTAGCTACTAATTAAGGTAGTTTAACAACAACACTTTTAGTGTAGAAAGAGAAAATATTATGGATAGCGTAATAACCATAGATCAAGATACTAATCTTAAATCCAACGAACTTCACGAACATTCAAATCCTTTTGATGTTTCATTATTTGAAGACAATGCGAAGATAAAAAGAATTCCATTGTATGCTTATGATGAAGATGAATATGGAGTTGGTAACCAAGTTAAGCTTGAAAGATATTCAGGTTTATATAATGAAAGCTTGAATAAGGTTTTACAATCTAGACCAATTGCAGATACTTATAAACTTGTACCTCACCAAGATTTATTTGCATTGCAAGCTAACATTTTAGATAAAACAGATTTACCTAAAACAAATGTGCGAGTAGTAGATAAGCTTATCAATGGTGGCTTACAAGCTCAAAGAACTATTTACTACGATGATTTAGCCGTTCCCGTTTCTAATGATAGAGATATTGTTAAGGCTAGAATTGATATTTTTAATTCTGTTGATACTAGTTGGGCTTTCCAAGTTTTTAGCGGAGCTTACAGAAACTTATGCAGAAACACTTTAGTTTTTGGCGGGGAAAAATCTTATCATCAAAAGAAGAAACATACTTTAAATCTTAATCCGTCCGCAATGGTTCAAAAGGCGGGTTTGGGCTTGTCAATGTGGTCGCACCAAAAAGACTTGATGTTGAATTGGCGTGGTATCCAAATCACAGATCAACAATTTGCAGATATGTTAAAAGAAACTATCTGTACTAAGAAAACTAAATCTGCTGAAGTTGGCGTCAATCCCGTAAATGAAACTAAGCTTAATTACTTGCTTGGCTTATTTGATGAAGAAAAGAAAGAGCTAGGTTCTACACTTTGGGGAGCTTATAACGCCTTAACACATTGGTCGACACATACTGATTATAAGGTGGAAAGATATAATCCTGAAACTCATAAATTAGAAACTATTAATGGTGGTCGCACCAATGCCAACAAACCAAACGTGGAAAGACAAAGAGCAGATGTTGTAAGAGAATTACTTACTTCAGATGCTTGGCAATCTTTAGAAATGGCTAACGCCTAATGAATAGTGGCTTAGAATTAGCATACGTAATTTATAGGACAGTTGTGGTTATTCTCTTCTGTCTTATAATTTACGCTATTATAATTGTTTAACTTAGGAGAAATAAACATGAAAAGATTACACTTAAACAAAATGTCTACTTTACTTGAAAGTTTGGAAGTTGTCGCACGTAATGCTAAAAACAAAGGTCACAGATCGGGTTTCAGATGCCATGAACTTGCATTGCAATTGGCTGATCAATTCAAAGTTTTTGAACCTACACTTGAAAGCGTAATTACCAACAAGGAAAATAAAAACAATCCTTTTAAAATCAAAGGTAATGACACGCTGACACGTGGAGAATTTCAAGTTTACAAAGTGATACGTGACAACAAAGAAAACCTTGTCAGAGTAATTGACATATACCAAGACAAGACACATGACAAAGCTTTTAACACGATCAGACAATACGTAAACATTCTTAAACAAAAAGGGTATTTACAAACCATTAAGATTAAAGGTGATCGTTTTAAATACTATAAAGCTTATCCACTTTCATTCAATACGATGGATAGAAACTTGGTTAATAAATTATCTAGTTGACATTAAAAAAAAGATAAGATTATAATTGAACCACTCAAGGCTTTTCTTGGGTGGTTTTTTTAAAACCTTAATTTTTAAATAGAAAAGGATTTCTTACAATGGAAACAAAACAATATTTAATTAAAAGTGAATACGATTTTAACAATAAAAAATTTAATGCAGTTAATAATTGCGAGCTTACAGTTCAATTTAAAGTAATGGACAGTTGCTGTTTGGTCGAGATTGTTGGGCGTTATAATGGTCGTACCAATGAAGAATTTAAACATCAAATATTTTGCCATAAAGATCAGATGTTGAAGATTTTACCTAATGTAAACGATCAAGTCGCAAAGGTTGATGAACCAGTTAGTAAAGATAGGGTTTTAATTGATCAGAATATAGGCGTTATTTTTGAAGAGGAAGAAACCAAAAAAGCACTCTATCAATTGGGCTTACATGGTCAATTAGATCTTGAAGATGCAATTGCAGAAAAGAAAGGGAACTAACATGGCTTATTATTTTAGTTGTAACGAATGTAATTATAAAGAGCATTTTAACGATCAATTTAACATTCCAAGTAAAGCTTTAGAGGGGAAGTTAAACGACTATGAAAGCGTTATTTGCTCAAGTTGTGTATCTCAAAAAGTGAGATTAAAAGGTAACTATATTATTATTGAGAAAGGAAATAAATAAAATGACTTTTGATAAGAACAGAGATTATAAAACTTTATATTCTACAGATTATGTTTTGGTTGAAGTTGAGAGTCAAAAACCTATTGAAGGATATAATATTATTAATCATTATACTTCAGTTATTGATGAATATAATTTAATGTTAAGTAAGAATATGTTAGAATATATCCCAATGGATAGACTAACAAGAGAAGAACAAAACAAATATTTAAATGCTATGAAAGGAAATAACTAATGACTATTATTTATGAAAACATGCCTAAAAGATCAATGGGTTTAACAAATGTTGCAAAGGTCGAGAACTTCAAAAGCTTTAGGTCAGGCAATCCAATTGCTAATCAATTTAGGATTACTTTGCAAAATGGGGCTGAAGTATTTCAATCGTACAATTCTATTGTTGCTGTTAAGGTTGATGGAATTACTTTTCTTGATCGCACGTGTTGGGATTACTCCAATACTACCTCAAGATATCGTAAAGAGTTTCTTAATGAAGATACCAAAACGACTAAACAAAAGATTAAAGATGATGTTTACATTTTAATGAACTTGAATTAACATCTAACTTCCTCCCCTTAAAACCTCCCTTGATTTAGTTCTTGGGGGGTTTTTTGTTGGATTAATTAGAATAATACTTAAGCGGTTGGTTTTATTGAGTTTCTTGGCGGGTTGTTCTTTTGGGATATGTTCGCAATCTGTACCTCAATCAATCCCTTTTGGGTTTAACTTGTATAACTAACCAATGACAAATCCTATTACATGGGCGTATGTGTGTGAGTGTATTAGCTCGGTTGGTGGTTGGGTTTGCTTGGTGGGGGGGTTTTAATCCTATGGAATGAAAACTAAAACCTCAATGATGATTAACATATATTTTAGCCCGTACGGGTACGCAAGGGACACCCCACCCCCCCTAGTATTGGCTAGCAATGTCGCCATATTTTTATGTGAATTAGTTACTTGTACAGGTTATTCGCACCCTTCAAGTGAGCAGGCAGGAAACCTCGTGGTCGCACCCCTTTGGTCGCACCCTTTAGGATACCCCTGTGTGTTGTAGGTGTATTTCCCCGGAGGTTCTACTCCGATTGTATCCATCTTGACGGAAAAGTCAAGTAAATTCGTCACAAAATTTTTTTTATTTGACATTAGGTTAATCTGTACGTATAATCTAGGTATCAAGACCAGTTAGAGCAGCAGCAATCAATCCTTTCTCGTGCTTTGGCTCAACTTTTTAGGCTCTTGACTCACTAGAAATGAAGGAATAACCCGTGTTTGAAGCAGTTGTACTTGTCTGTTACTTAGGATTGGCGTCCGATTGCCGAGAATTACACGATGCACGTGGTCCTTACGACACAGAAATGCTTTGTAAGCAACGAGTTGTCGAAATAACAACAGAATTACCGACTTGGTTACCTAATTACAAGATGATGGGATACAGATGTAATGAATTTACTCCCGAAAAAGACTTCCCAGCGTGAAATAACGCCCCAACAAGAAGAATTCCTAACTAATCTGTTCGAGAATGGTGGCAATGTCACTGATGCAGCACTTCAAGCGGGCTATGCTAAGGGTAGCATCACATGGTTAAAGAACAGTTTAGCCGATGAGATAATACATCGCACAAAGAACATACTGTCTATGAACGCATTTAAGGCTGCTACACGCCTAGTAAGCACAATAGACAACCCAGTACCCGAAAGAGGGGACGACCTACGCTTCAGGGCTGCAGAATCGCTGTTAAACAGGGTAGGACTGGGAAAACAAGAAACAACTAACGTAAATGTGCAAGCAGTACACGGTATTGTGCTGTTACCACCAAAGAAAGAAGTGGTAATTGATCAATGAGTTATTTAACTGGAATAAGAATAGTAGCAGGATTAGTTGCACCCGGAATGCTTGATTTAAGGTCAAGTACAAAAAAGAAGAACCCTAAATTAAAGTTTCCTGAAAGAAAAGAAAATAAGTTTGTACCCAAAGTATATGCAAAAGGGGCAGGATCACGAAAAGTAAATGACTGAACCTGCACCGAAGCGTGGTCGTGGTCGACCTAAGAAAGACCCCGAAGCACCAAAGCAAAGATATTTCCTGTCTGCCGCAGAAAAGGCAAGACGACAATCACAAAAAAGATTACGTGACGCAAAGAAACGTGCAGACAAACTAACTAAAGTAGCAGAAAGTAAAAGAAGATATGCCAGAAAGCTTGAAGAGAAAGTTGGTAACGTTGAGAAAGCTCTTAAGGGAGATGCAACTACCGTTATCGATACAGGCGAGTTATCAACACTTCCTCCACCTGTCCAAGAACTTGTGGGTAGCCGTGAAGTGGTGTTTCAACCAAATGAAGGACCTCAAGAAGAGTTCCTTTCGTCTAGCGAAAGAGATGTACTCTATGGAGGTGCTGCTGGTGGGGGCAAATCTTTCGCCTTGCTTGCAGATCCGCTTCGTTACTGCACTAATCCTAATCATAGGGGTCTTCTTCTCAGGCGTACTCTTGACGAACTTACTGAATTAATAGACAAGTCACGTCAACTCTATCCGAAAGCATTCCCCGGAGCGAAGTTTAGGGAGTCAAAGTCAACGTGGCATTTCCCATCGGGAGCAACCATTTGGTTTACGTATCTAGACAAAGACAAAGATGTAACCCGATTTCAAGGACAAGCTTTCAACTGGATAGGCATAGACGAGATAACCCAGTACCCGACACCTTACGTGTGGGACTACCTAAGATCAAGACTGAGAAGCACCGATCCAGAACTACAAAAGAATTTGTATATGAGGTGTACAGCCAACCCCGGAGGAATCGGTGGCTGGTGGATCAAGAAGATGTACATTGACATAGGTGAACACAACAAACCGTTCCCTGCGTCTGACGTCGAAACAGGCAGACCTTTCTTGTGGCCGCAAGGACACGAAAAGGAAGGACAACCTTTATTTTATCGTAGGTTCATTCCTGCACGTCTAACAGACAATCCGTTCTTGATGGCTGATGGACAATATGAAGCTATGCTTCGTTCACTACCAGAGATAGAACGTAAAAGATTACTTGAAGGGGATTGGGATGTAGCCGATGGTGCAGCCTTTCCAGAATTTAGTAGAGCTAAACATGTGGTTGAGAGTTTTGAGTTACCTACCAACTGGCCCCGAATACGTGCCGCTGACTACGGGTATGCGAGTCCTTCTTGTGTCTTGTGGGGTGCTATTGACTGGGATAACAATATATGGATTTATCGTGAATTGTACGTAAAACAGTTGACAGCGGAGCAATTAGCGGATAGAATACTAGAAGCGGAACAATTAGATCCGTTACCTCACTACACAGTATTAGACTCATCATGTTGGAACAAGACAGGCTTTGGTCCTTCCATAGCTGAAACAATGATGAGATGTGGCGTTCGTTGGACGCCCTCAGACAGAAACAGAATACAAGGTAAGATGGAAATTCATCGTAGGCTTGCAGATGACCCAAGAACAAACGAACCTAGATTACGAGTGTTTTCGAGTTGTAGCAACACTGTCAAGCAGTTGGCAGCAATTCCTCTTTCCAAAACTAACAGCGAAGACGTGGACACAAAAGCAGAAGACCACGCATACGATGCGTTGAGGTACATGTTAATGACAAGGATGACAGGTTATGCGGCGATTCATCAAACGCTTAATGGTATCAAGAATCAGGTCTATCAAGTCCAAAATGAAACATTCGGGTATTAGACAATGGATTTAGAATTATTTAAACAAAAAGTACAAGATCGCTCACTGACTGTAGGTGAAGCATTTGACTATGTTGCAGCTAGAAAAGATACAGAAAAACCAGAAACAATAAGAGGCTTAAAAAACAATGTAGCTGTAGATTTAGACTCCAAGTTTTTTGACACATATAACACTAAAGAATTTTCAGAAGCTTTAGAAGAGCCAGTAAACAGATGGCGAGAGTATAGTGTATTTGAAGGTCAACTCAGTAAAGGTTTGAGATCAGCAAAAGTAGCCGATGTAAACTACGAGAAGCTTTCTGGTAAAGGTGGTTTAGCTCAAGAAGCTTTTGGTCTAAAAGGAGTTCAAGACAGACCTAAAGATCCAATGAGAGGAACAATCTACTCTCGTGACTTTGACAGAGTGTACAACAAAGCTTTATCTGACCCGTTAATTAATCAAGAAGCAAAAGATTATTTAATATACGAAAAATATACAGGTCAAAGAGTTGAAACAAATATAGGAAAAGAAGGCTTAAAAATAACTGATCTTGCTGTGAGTACTGATCCAAACGGTAACGTTGTTGTTAACATAGCGGAAAAGAAAAGTAAAACTAAGACTAGACCTGCTGTTAAATATACAGGTGCGTTTGCACAATTTTTGGCTGGTAAAAAAGCACAAGCTATGAAGAGAGAAGCAGGCAGTGATTTTTCAACTAAAAATTTATTTGCTACCACTAAAAGTGCAACAGAGAAAGTTTGGAATGCACATGTAAAACCTGCGTTAGAAGCTGAGTTTAGTGATTCACTTCCATCAGACGGTAAAGGAGGAGGTAAAGCCACCCCTAAAGTTTTAAGAAAAATACTAGCAAGACAATTAGTTGATGAATTTAAATATCCTAGAGATTTAGTCAAAGGGTGGATGGGTCACGCAGGAGCGACAGTTACTGCACAAGGTGATTTGCTTGAGCAAAGTTATGTAGGCGTTATAACCGACCCTAGAGTTGGAGAAATTTCAGATAATCTAATTAAGACAGAAGCTCTTAACTTAGGTAAACCTACTGTAAACGATATGTTCGTAACACGTTCACCAAACACATCAAAAGGTTTTGCAGAAGGAAAAGCATACAATCCTCATTCTTCCCCTTACACGTTTGGTAAAGAAAATGTAAAGCAGTCTGCGACAGAACTAACAGACATACAAAAGCAAACATTAACAGCAACTCAACAAACACAACTTAATGAAGCTCAAGTAAGATTATATGAGTCAGAGACTGCTAGAGATAAAGCAAGACAAGAACGCATCATAGCTTCACAAGACACAATGGTAGAAGACGTCAAAAAGAAGGAAGCTGAGAAAAAAGTGAGAGCAAAACTAAAAGCAGAATCCAAACTACTCAATGCACCTGCTTCTCCAGACGACTTATCTGACGGTTTAAAATCAAAGCTTGCTAAGTTTGGAATAATGCTAGGTAAAAAGATACCAATCGTTGCAGCAGGACTTGCTTACAAAGAAGCAGAAGCAAAAGGTATGTCGCCTGTTGAATCAGTACTGTATGGTGCTAGTGAACTTACTCCTGTAGCTGCCAGTGATGTTGAAGCAGCAGGAGCTTTTGTGAAACAGGCAAGACAGGAAGGATTACCTCAAGCTTTAGGTTTAGATGTTGAAAGACAAGAACAGATGAACAAGCTAAGACAAGAAAGAATGACTGCTAGATCAAGAAAAAATATGCCTAACCCTAATGATATTCCTGATACAGCAGACCCTGACACACTTCCACCAGAAGCATTAAGAGTTATACAACAAGATGCCAATATGACTAACACAGATTTAGACCCAGAAGCAGGGTTTATTTCCGAAGCTGATGTAATGAAAAATCAGCAAATGGGTTCACCTACTTCTCAAGGTTTTATGAGTAAGTATGGTGAAGAAGATCAAAACCTACTACAAACAACATAAATAGGAGGGCAGTTATGCCAAACAATAACTATAACTATGGTGCTGCATACATAATGAACAGCGACAAGACATCAGTTGATGATCAAATGGGAGCAGACCAATTGACTCGTATGGGGGCAGACTTTGACACAAAGATTGAAAACTACGACTTACAATCTGACATGCCAAAGAAGCAATCCAAGCCGACTGTTGAAGCTTCTTTATTTTCAATGGCTGACGACAAAAACTACTTCTAAGTAAGGTAAGCATATGGCTGATAATTTTCTTCAACCCGAAGACGATACTGGCGTACCTATATCTAATCCATCGGAGCAGATGCCCGGATTAGCAGGATACGTACGCAGTAAATTCGAGGATTCTGAAAACGGAAGACGTAGTCACGAACACAGATGGTTACAAGCTTTTAAAAACTTTAGGGGAATATATGATTCCACAACTCAGTACAGGGATTCCGAACGATCTAAAGTATTTATAAAGATAACCAAAACTAAAGTTCTTGCTGCGTATGGTCAGATTATTGATATTCTTTTTGCCAACAAAAAGTTTCCAATAGTCGTTGAGCCAACTCCAATGCCAGAAGGTATTGAAGAATTTGCACATATGAAAACACCTTTAGACGAAGTCGTAGATCCTTACGGCTTTGAGGGAGATGGCAGAGACGTTCCGCCCGGAGGGTTACAAGCTAATCAACCACACAAACTAGGAACTTACGATCAAGAGTTCCCAGACATGTTAGCTAAAGGTCCTGCTAAAATGGGTGAACCTCAACTTAAGCCTGCACAAGAGATGGCATTACGAATGGAAAAATGTATCCATGATCAGCTTCTCGATACTAATGCAGTCAATGTGTTTAGACAGGCTATATTTGAGTCATCTCTATTAGGTACAGGAATCATCAAAGGCCCGTTTAACTTTTACAAACGAGTTCACAAGTGGGAGAGAGATGATAATGGTCAGAGAAACTACGTTCCATACGAGAAGATTGTACCTCGTATTGAATATGTGTCTGTATGGGACTTCCATCCTGATCCGTCAGCAACAAGCATTGAAGACTGTGAGTACGTAATACAAAGACATCGTATGAATCGCCAACAGCTTAGAGGTCTAATACAAAGACCCTACTTTGATGCAAATGCTATTGAAGAATGTTTAGCTAAAGGTGCTAACTACGAAGATAAGTACTACGAAGACACTATCAGAGAAGATGAGACTGAGCCATACTACCAAGAAAACAGATATGAAGTTCTTGAATACTGGGGTGTTATAGATAAAAAATATGCCGACGAAGTTGGTATGGAGGGCGTCGAGGAGATGTCTGAGTTTGATCAGGTACAAGTAAACGTTTGGGTGTGTGGTAACGAAGTTATTCGCTGTGTAGCAAACCCGTTTACTCCTGCTAGAATACCATTCCAAGCTTTTCCATTTGAGATAAACCCATATCAACTATGGGGCGTTGGTGTTGCAGAGAACATGGAAGATGCTCAGTTACTTATGAACGGTCACGTTCGTATGGCTATTGATAACTTGGCACTTGCAGGTAATCTTGTATTCGATGTAGACGAAGCTAGTTTAGTTCCCGGACAGAACATGGATATATTTCCCGGAAAGATATTCAGAAGGCAGTCAGGTGTAACAGGAACAGCAATCAACGGTCTTAAGTTTCCAAACACAGCAGGCGAAAATATACAGATGTATCAAATATCTAGACAGCTTGCAGATGAAGAAACAGGCATACCGTCAATCATGCACGGTCAAACTGGAGTAACAGGAACAGGTAGAACTGCAGCAGGATTATCAATGCTCATGGGTTCTGCAGGTCTTGCCATGAAAACAGTTATAAAAAACATAGATGATAATCTACTTAAGCCAATCGGTGAAGCTTACTTTCAATGGAACATGCAGTTCAATGAAAACGTAGATGACATAGAAGGTGATCTTGAGATCAAACCTCGTGGTGTAGCGGCAGTGATGCAAAAAGAAGTAAGAAGCCAAAGACTTACATCTTTACTACAAACTGTAGCAAATCCTATGCTTGCACCATTTATAAAAATACCAAATTTAATGAGAGAATTAGCGATAGCTCAAGATATTGACCCAGATACACTAGTCAATGATGCAAACGAAGCTCAAATATACGCAGAGATGTTGAAAGGAATGCAACAAGATGCTCAACAAGGAACAGGCGAGGGTGCTAGCCCCGATAGTCAACAGCAAGGAATGGGACAACCTAGTGGAGTATCTCAGCGACCTGAAGGAACTGACAATCAAGGGTCTGGTAACGGCACAATCGGAGTCGGAGCTACGCCAACTGCAGGGGAAGCTGGGTTTACTGGAAATGCTCCTCAACCTGAAGAATAATCATAAGGAAGTCATAAAGAATGTCTAGCCTACTAGATTTTGTTGATTTTGGTACAACCTTTTTTGGTAGTAGTGGAAAAAAGGAAGAACTAACTCGTAAAGAGTACACATCACAAAATGTAGATTTTTATAAGCAAGGGCTAACAGATGTAGGTATCAAAGTTACTGATCCCGATAGGTGGAGTGACGACGATGAACCAAAACGTGATGTTGATATTTCTAAAGTTGGAATGTCAGATAATGATACTGTATTTACTCCTACTGACATTAGTAATTTAGGTACGGGATTTGAAGAAACACTTAGTAGTGGATCATCTCTTCTTGAATTACAAAATAATTTTATAGATTATAATACCTCGTTACAAGAAGCAGGATTTAAAGATAGAACAGACAGTCCAATGTATAAATCATTTGGTTTAGCAACTGCCGCTGTTCCTCAATCTGCAAAGGAAGTAAAAAAAGATCTAAGTCTCAAGAATATATTAAGTCCCAAGACAGCAGTTCAAGCACTAGGTAAATTTACAGGACTTAGCCCTGCTACAAATGTTTTAGCTGGAGCAATAGGGGGAACAACACTAAAAGATCCTCTCGGTAATCCTTCTTTTCGACCTAGTCATGCAGTTATGGGATTAGCTTTTGACGCAAATATGTCAATACAAAGTTCGAATATCCAACAAAGCATTCAAGCAATGAATGCAAACAATTTAACTGGGTATGGAGGTGCAAAATCTCCCACTGGATTCTTTGGGTATGTAGGAGGGCAGCTTGTAAGCAGGGCCCCCAACGGCAGAACGTATTCTGGTGTAAATGCTGAGTATGGTAGAATGGCAGAAGCCTTCAGTAAAGGGTATGCTCCCACAGGGTATAATGTTGATACGGAGACAGGTACAACTTCGATTGCTGTTAGTACAGGTGGATTCAGAGGGTATACTGAAAAGGGGGCTATTGCATATGGCAATCAGACTGCACTTGCAGGATCGATGAAAGATGTTGAAGCTACAGGATCAAAGTATGGTATCACTAATAAAGAAGTTATAAATGCTTTAGAAAAAGTAAGAAGCCAATATACTTGGCTAGGTAATCTTAAGAATAACGTAAAGAACCCAATAACGCTTTCTCAAGCACTAGCTGAAAAAGCAAGCAGCGGCAGATACACAAGAGGATCTGATTTAGGAGACGCTGCAGGGTCAGTGGGATCGACAGGAGATTTAGGCGGAGCTACGGGTGCAGGGTACTCAACACCATCAAACGTAGCATCAGCTTCTAGTTTTGGAGATGGCGGAAGTAACGATACATCTCCGAGTGGTGATTCTAGTTCTATGGGAGAAGATTCATCAGGTGGTGGATACGCCACTGCTAAAGGAGGAAAAGTAGGAAACGGTTTTGCACTTGGCGGAAGAGGTACAGCCGAACCTGCAGGATTTATAGGCGGTCCTCCAGAGAACTACAGTGATGAAACAACCATTGCAGACGACATTCCACTCAAAGTAAAAGACGGAACATTTGTAATCAACGCTCCTGCTGTAGAATATGCAGGCTCTATCGATATACAAAAAATGCTAGCTGAAGGCTATCAAAAAGCCATGACTAGAGATATAGGGGTTGACAAAAACTTCAGAGTTGGTAAAATACCAAGTAGAGAAGAGTTAGATATACAAATATCTCGTGGCGAAGTTGTTGTCCCTCCACACGTAGCAAAAGCAATAGGCTACGACAGATTAGAAAAAATAAATAACAGAGGTAAACGTGAGGTAACACGCAGACAGCAAGAGAGTGGTCAAGAACAACCTCAAGATAAACAAGGCTTTGCTGCAAAAGGTGGTAATCAAAAAGTTACACTCTATAGAGGTGAGCCTTCAAAAATACCTAAAAGAGCTGCTCTACTTCAAGATAAATATACTGGTTCTTGGTTTTCTCCAAATAAAAATTTTACAAAAACATATGGTGAAGTTGCAAAAACTATGGAACTCACTTTTGACGAATATAAAAAAGGTGCAAAAAAAGCTTTCCTAAAGAAAAATATAGCTCGACATATGACGGAAAAAGAAGAATCTAAGTTGCCTAAAAATTTAACAAAGAAAGAAAAATCTAGAATATTTCAGTCATTAAAGTACATAGATTATATGGCTAACGAAGTTAAAAGAGGAAACAGAAGTATCAAAGCCTTCACAGATCTTATGTACGAAGGAGTATTTCCAAAAGAAAAAGATAAAGCAACGATAATGCTACTAGAGACTGCAAACAGAAGTCCTAAAGCTTTTGGAAAACTAGTAGTAGATAGTTTAGTTAAAAATGTTGTATCGAAGGGAGTGCCTATACTGGGAACAGTAACAGGATTTGCTCCCACAGAGATGGGAGATGCAACTCTTAGTGGTAAAGAAGGATTTATTTACGACTACACACCAATTAAGAATCCGTCAGCTACCCAGTAATATCACTGGCCCTGACAAACCGAAGCAGCTACCCACAGCCATGTGGCACTGCAATAAATGAGGTAAAATACAATGGCAAAACAAGTAAAAGGTGCGAGAGCAAACAAACCGAATGACTCCTTTGGAGTTCTTAACAATCCAAATCTTTATAAAAATAAATATCGTGAAGAAGTGGATAGAGACGATGATGACGATGAAGTACAAGCTCAAGACCCCACTCAAGAAGAAGAACAACAAGAAGTGGCTACTCAAGGAGAAGGTACAAGTTTCGTAGAATCAAAACAGCCAGCAGAAGAACACGATTACAAAAAGCGTTACGATGATCTTAAAAAACATTACGATGCTAAACTCAATGAGTTCAAAAGTGAGCGTGAACAGCTAGCCAGTGAGATAAAAGCAATTAAAGAAAACATGCAAAGTTTACCACAAGGAACTGTTCCACCCAAATCTGCAGAAGAGCTTCAGGAGTTTAAAGAAAAGTACCCTGATGTTTTTGAAGTAGTGGAAACTGTTTCTGGTTTAAAAACTGAGCAGACAGTTGCTAGTCTACGAGAAGAAATCCAAGTCGTTAAAGAGAGGGAGAAAGCTCTTAAGAAAGAGAAAGCATATGAAGAACTACTTCGTTTGCACCCTGATTTTGGTACGTTAAAGAGTGATGAGAAATTCATTGCTTGGCTCGATGATCAGCCTGAAGAACTAAGCAACGGTATATATAAAAACAATACTAATGCTAAGTGGGCTGCTAAAATAGTATCTCTTTACAAAGCAGAAATGGGCATATCTGCGAAAAAACCAACCAAGTCTATGAAAAGTGATCCAGCAGCTACGGTGACTAAAACTCAACCAAAAGATGTTGCGATAACTGATCAAAAAGGAAAGATTTGGAAAGTGTCTGAAATCGCCAAACTTAAGCCGTGGGAATTCGAGAAACTTGAAAAAGAAATCGACCTAGCACGACAAGAAGGGCGAATAACTCAATAACTAACCTCAAATAGAGGAAGGATAGAAAAATGGCTTTTAATTCAGCTTCAGGGTACAATAATTTACCGTCAGGTAATTTTGCTCCCGAAATCTTTAGCCAAAAAGTTCTTAAGTTCTTCCGTAGAGCTTCGGTTGCAGAAGATATTACGAATACCGACTATACTGGCGAAATTGAAAACTTTGGTGATACTGTTAACATAATGAAAGAACCAACACTGACTGTGTCTTCATATTCAAGAGGTTCTGTAGTTAACCCACAAGACTTGGCAGACGATCAAATAACATTGACTGTCGACCAAGCCAATGCTTTCGCATTCAAAATAGACGACATCGAAGAGAGACACTCTCACATTAACTTTGAAGCACTAGCAACTTCTTCAGGTGCTTATGCTCTAAAGAGAAAGTTCGATGCAAACGTTCTTCAAAGCTTATCTGACGGTGCTGGAATTGCGGCATCTGCAGTATCAGGTACAACTTTAACAACTACTGCTGCGGCAGGTACATTAGGAACAGCCGCTGCTCCTATCAACATCGAGACAGACGACAATGGTATCAACATGATGCTTGCGATGGCTAGACTTCTTGATGATGAGTCTGTACCTGAAGAGAACAGATGGTTTGTAGCACCTCCAATCTTTTATGAGAAAGCTTTCCAAGCAGGAAACAAAATTGCTGAAGTTCAGGTAACTGGCGACGGTACTTCTCCTTTAAGAAATGGTCTTGCAACAGTCGGAACTCTTGCTGGTTTTAGATGTTACAAGTCTACTGCTTTAAATAGCACAGGCGGAATTGATCAGGTAACATTAACAGATGCTTCTGGTACATTAGCTACTGACGCAACTGAGAATGTTATTTTAGCAGGTCACATTTCATCATGTGCAACAGCGTCCCACATCGCAAAGACTGAAGTGGTACGTTCAACTGAATCATTCTCCGACGTCGTTAGAGGATTGCATGTTTTTGGAAGAAAAGTTCTAAGACAAGAAGCAATCGTTCGTGGCGTTGTAGACTTTGCTTAAGGGAGACTAGATAATGCCCGATTATACTATTACTGGTGCTACTGCTGGCGTTCCGCTCGGCATTAAACCTCAGATCGTTGAAGTTGTTCTAGACTTCTCATCAACAGACCTAACTACATCAGACTCAGTGGAAGTTTTTGAAATGAAAGCTAACACACTTGTTCTTATGGCAGGTCTTGAGGTTCTTACTTTAGCATCAACTGGTTCTCCAGTTCTTGACTTAGGTGATGATGCAAATGATGATGTCTTTGCAGCCGCAGTTGCAGGTCACACTGCTTTAGCTTCAGGCACAACAAGTGTAGGTAAGTTCTACACTGCAGCCGATACTATTGACTTGATTGCTAATACAGCAACTTTCGATGGTAAGGTTAGAGTGTACGCAGTTATCGCAGAACTTGGTACTGCAGAAACAGCAGCAGCTTTTGCTTAAATAACTAACTCAAGGGGGCAGGGCAACTTGCCCTCTTGACAATCACAATTTAAATTTATAAGGGTATGTAAAAATGGGTCTCACACTGTTTGATAAAACTATGAAAATGAAAGCAAAAGATGCTAGGGGTAAACTTTCTAAAAAAGATGTAGCCGATTTTAAAGAAATGAAAAGTTATTTAAAACCATCAGTTGCAAAACAAATTAATAATATGATTACTAATTTAAGTAAAATAACAAAAAGCAAAAAAACCAGTTCAACTCAAAAAGCTATTGCTAGAGGCAACATTAAACAAGCTGTTAGAACAGTTGGTAAAATGGACGGTGGCGTAAAAGCACAGAGAATAGCTAAAAAAGGTGGTAATCCTGATATCCAAAAGAAACAGGGATTCGTTGGTCAAACTAGAGAAAAGTATAAAAAGGGCAACTAATGTCTGAGAAAGGTACAATGAAAGGTCACACCATCAAAGGTGGTCACAAACGCCCAACTAAAAAGGGTGCGGGTATGACTAAGAAAGGTGTTGCTAAGTATCGAAGGGATAATCCCGGATCAAAGCTTAAGACAGCAGTAACTGGCAAAGTCAAGCCGGGGAGCAAAGCTGCCAAACGTAGAAAGTCCTACTGTGCAAGAAGTGCAGGGCAAATGAAAAAGTTTCCTAAAGCAGCAAAAGATCCGAATAGTCGTTTGAGACAGGCTAGAAAGAGATGGAAATGTTAATTTCAATTAATTTCACACTATTTAAATTTTTTAATACCATAGCCACCAAGTTTTACAATCGTTACGTGCAAATGTTACACAAGTCACAAGGTAGATAATGGTCACAGTTGAGCAGTTTCTGAAATGGAAAATACTCCCAAGATGTATGATGCTTGCAAGCACAGTCATGTCTTGGAGATGTGCTGAGTGGTTCATGGACTTAGATGCACCCACAGCAGCTCAATCAGCATTTGTATCCGTCGTTATGGGCGTGATGACAGGGGTATTTGGTATTTGGATGGGTCACGAACACAAGGAGCATAAGTAATGTTAACAGCGTTAATAGGTCCTATTGCTAATCTTGCAGGTTCGTGGATGGAAAGCAAGGTAGAGAAAGTCAAGGCTGATGGTCAAGCTAAAGTAGCACAAGCCAAAGCTAAAGCAGTCGTCGCAGAAAAAGTAGCAGCAGGAGAAGTTGCTTGGGAGAAGTCTATGGCAGATGCCACAGATGGATCATGGAAAGACGAGTTTGCACTTATTGTCCTTCTACTACCTGCTATATTAGTCTTCATTCCTAGCATGACAGAATATGTACGAGCAGGGTTTGAAGTTTTGAATACGTTACCAGATTGGTATCAGTATCTTTTATTTATAGCCGTTAGTTCTTCTTTTGGAATTAAGGGTGTTGGTCAAGCGATGAAACTGATGGGGAAAAAGTGATGTCAAACATAATCGAAACAAACTTTGGTACATTAATTAATCCTGCGAGAGTAGCAAATGGAAGTGCTTCTAGTATTGTAAAGAAGGGAGCTTTCTACATATTCTCACTCAAGATAAGCAATGATGATATAAGAGAGTATTCTTTTACTGACAGACAGAGAGCAGAAAAGATGAGAAAGATTCTTATAAGTCACTTAGAACACATGATCAGTGGTAGAGCGAGGAAAGCAAATGGCACTAACTAAACGACAACAGACAACCATGAAAAAACATTCAAAACACCATACTAAAAAACATATGGATAGTATGACTAAGGCTATGAAGAAGGGTAAAACATTTACTAAGGCACATAAACTAGCAATGAAAAAAGTAGGAAAGTAGCATGGCAGCAAAGAAAAAGAAAAGTGGAAGTCCTAAACCAAAGAACCCAAAGCTCTATGCTTCAGTAAAAGCTGCGGCCAAGAAGAAATTTAAGGTGTACCCTTCGGCATATGCAAATGCTTGGTTAGTACGTGAGTACAAGAAACGTGGTGGTACTTACGCATGAGTTTAACCAAGTGGTTTAAAGAAGATTGGCGGGATGTCAAGACAGGCAAAAAGTGCGGCCGTTCTGGTAAAGAAAAAAAGAAAAGACCTTATCCTGCCTGCAGACCTAAAGCCGTAGCAAGTAAGATAAGTAAGAAAGAAGCAAGTAAAAAGACAGGACCTGCAAAAGTAAAGTGGTCTGTTACTGCATCAGGTCGAAAACGTAAGACAACAAGGAAGAAAGCATGAGTAGTGACAAATACACTAATCAACCTAGAAAACCTCAAATGGAAGCTTCTCTTAATTTAAAAAGAAAAAGAAATCAAAAAGTAACAGGTAGTTTGTATTATGAAGGCTCAAAGACAAAAGACGAATTTAAACCTAATAAATATGTAACTGTAAAACAAAAGTCTAAAACAAAAACATTAAGTGGAAATGTAAGTTTTGATTTAAATCCTGTTCGAGCAACTTTGTTCGGTTCTAAAGCTAGAACAAAGGGGGCTTATTCAGAGCAAGTACCATTCGGGACTTATGAGGGTACGTGGAAGAATATAGAGAAGAATATAGGCGGTGCATTAGGGTATCAAGTAAACGAAAACAACAGAGTTGGTATACAGGTAAACAAGAGGTTTTTTGAAAACCAAAAAGGCAGTGAAAATCAAGTTAGTTTAAATTATTCTGTAATGGATCTAGGTGGCGGTAATCTTGATGTTTCTTTAACAGGTACAGACCCTTTTAGTGGTAAAAAAACAAAAGCAATGAACTTACGATACAAGGTAGACTTTTAAAATGAAATATGAACGCAGTGAACTAGTTAAGATGATAGCTTTACATGAAGGACTCCGATTACAAGTCTATCAGGATCATCTAGGCATAGATACGATTGGAATCGGTCGTAACTTGGAAGACAGGGGTATCACAGATGGTGAACTATCTTTTATAAACAAAACTATGGAAGATGTTTACGAAGTTGGTCTTACTGAAGAAGAAGCCTACTATCTTTGCATGAATGACATAGCAATTGTAGAAAAAGAGCTACTAGAACGAAAGCCACTTGTAAATCAACTTAGCGATGTACGACAAATGGTGCTTGTTGATATGGCATTTAATATGGGTGTTCCTCGTCTTATGAAATTTAAAAACATGTGGATGGCGATAGAAAAAGTGAACTATCCTTTAGCTTGTGAAGAGATGATTGATTCAAGATGGGCTAATCAAGTAGGCAACAGAGCTATGAAATTATCTTTGGCTATGAAAAATGGGGAGTGGATATGACCGAAGAAAAGAAGAAATGTGCAACGTGTGAATGTTACGAGTGTGACTGCGAAGAGTGCAATTGCGAATGCCACAAAGAAGATAATGATGAGGAGGTACAAGGAGTACCAGTGTGATTGAGTTCGTACTAGTGGTTATGATGGGATTAAAGATAATAGACCAAACACAAACCTTCGATAACATAGATAGATGTCTGTACTTTGCAGTAAGATTAAATGATCAAGCATCTATACCACAAAGGGAAGGACCTAACTTACAAATAACAGCGTATTGTAAACCGACAAGGAAAAAGTAAGATGTTAGCAGAATTAGCCGCAGCAAATGCCGCCTTTTCGGTTATCAAGCAATTTGTGTCCAATGGAAAAGAACTGAGTGGATGTGCGAAACATATAAGCGATTTTGTATTTTCAAAGGAAGCAATAGAAAAGAACCTTAAAAAGAAAAAAGCTAAAGGTGTAGGTGGCACAGACCTAGAAGAGTTCATGGCTCTTGAGCAGATAAAAGAAAAAGAAGAAGAACTCAAGAAAATGATGATCTACTTAGGTCGCCCCGGATTGTGGCAAGATTGGCAAGCCTTTCAAGCCGAAGCTCGTAAATCCAGACGCTATCAAGAAAAAATGGAAGAGAAGCGTAGAGAAGAGTTGATGGAATACGTAGGCTACGGAATAGCCTTTATAGTTGTATTATTCTTTGCAGGATTGATGGCATGGTTTGCAGGCAAGTGGATGGGAAGATTTTGAGTCCGTGTGTGGGTGTCTGTACGTTGAAAGACAATGTGTGCATAGGCTGTAAGCGAACTATAGAAGAGATTAAAAAGGCGTACGAAGATACAAAGAGATTGACATCTAGCTAATCTATCTGTATAATTCTTAAAAGGAGTACACCTATGAAGAAACTAGCGTCACAAGCTTTAGCGTTTCAATACAAACTAAAAATTGAGAATGCAGAAAGCTTACTTAATGCTCCTAATACTCCATTAAATGTATTAGATCAAGCATTAAAAGACATAACAGAAACAAACGCAAAATTAAAAGTTCTTGAAAGTGCACAAAGTACTTAAAACAAAAAAAAATTTAAATATATTTATACCAGTAAACGCTAGACCTATTAGGTTTCTTACGCAAAGACAAATAGAAAAGATAGACAAGTATCTAAGAAACCCAACAAGACTAAAACGAATACGTGAAGATTATCTACGTGTTAGTAAACTTAAAGATAAACTTGAATCGGAAAAAATAAAATAAATGTCCATCACTTCATACCCAAATGTAATTACTTTTAGCGGTGGTGTAGGATCATATCCTTACTTCTTACAAGTATCTCGTGGTCTTGTTGATGGACACAAACGTATCTTTAAGTTTGGTTTTAACAGTGACATAGACGATAGCATTGAAGATATTTGGGATGGAGGTGGTGTATACACCTATCAAGGTAGTGCACTTGCTATGACAGCTACAAGTGGTGGTGGTGCTACAGACAATGGTGTACAGGTCACTATTCAAGGATTAGATGCAAGTTACAACGAAGTAAGTGAAGCTGTTACTCTAGCAGGTTCAGGTAGTGCTACAACTACACAAACATATTTAAGAGTATTTCGTGCTTTTATTTCAGGGTCACAAGAACCTACGGATAACATAGATATTGATAATGGGGGTACTACGTATGCACGTATTTCCTCTGGGCATAATCAAACTCTAATGGCGTTATGGACTGTTCCAGCAGGATATACTGCATATTTGCTACAAACAGATATAACAGCCTTTACTGAACAAAATAATAAATTTGCTGTAGCAGAGTTTCAGACTAGAGAACAAAATAAAGTGTTTAGAACACAGGATAAGTTTGCTATTGTTTCTACAGTACATCATCAGCAGTATCAAGCACCTTTACCTATACCTGAAAAAACAGATATGCGTGTTAGAGCAGTAGGTTCTAGTAGTAGTGCTAATATTCAACTATCTGCTGGATTAGATATTATTTATATAGAGAACTAAGCATGGCTGAACGTAAAAAAAGAACCGTTGCTTTAGAATTAACAACAGCCAACCAAGATATTTACACAGTGCCTGCACGATTTACAACCGAAGTAAACAGCATATATATTAACAATGCTTCTAGTTCTTTGGTTACATTTAGTTTAGATTGGTACGATGCAGCATCAACAACGTTCTATACTTTAGCTGAACTTGTTGAACTACCTGCAAACTCACTGCTACAGATTACAGATTATCCTTTGTATTTGATTGGTAATGATAAGATACGAGGTCTTGCAAGTGCAAACAGTGCTGTAAATATAACAGTATCCCTAGAGGAGTTCTTTCAAACTTCTCTATAATTAAGCCGAAGGAGAGATAAATGGCTATTACAACTGCAATGTGTACTAGTTTTAAATCAGAGTTATTAGGTGGTTTACACGACCTTGATACTGACTCACTTAAACTAGCACTTATTAAAGCATCTCCATCAGGTACATATGGTGCTGCTACAACTAACTATTCTAACGTAACAGGTAACTCTGACGAAGCAAGCGGTACGAACTATACTGCAGGTGGTCAAGCACTAGATGGTGCAACTATCGCTGTATCTGGTACAACTGCTACTGTAGACTTTACTGATGAGGTATTCAGTAACGTAACTGTATCTGCTGATGGATGTATCATTTATAACACAGCAAACAGTAACTCTGCAATTGCTGTTATTGATTTTGGTGGTACTGTTTCCGCTACTGCTGGTGACTTAACAATTGAATTTCCTACCGCTGACGCATCAAACGCTGTAATACGTATAGCGTAAGGAGTAGGCTATGGCAATCATAGCACAGTCTGCACGATATGGGTCAGGTTTATATGGAACACCTGAATATGGTGTAGTTAATCTTACCGCTAGTATTAGTGGTGTATCAGCCACAGGTATTATTGCTAGTGTTGCAGCAGGTGGTTTTGAAGTAGATGTTACAGAACGTATCTCTACAGGTGTTAGTGCTACAGGCTCAGTAGGAACTTTAAATGTTTTTATTAAGGTAACTGCAGTAGGTGTATCAGCAACAGGTACAGTTAACACTGTAAAAGAAAATATAAACACTCCAATAACAGGAGTACAAGCTACAGGTTCTGTAAACACAGTAGAAGAAAAACCGACAGAAGTATTAGATAGTGTAAGTGCGACAGGTTCTGTAAATAGTGTAGCCGTTAATCTTATAGAAAAATTAGTAAGCGTATCTGCAACAGGTACGATCAATACAGTAAAAGAGAATATCAATACTCCGATAGTGGGAGTACAAGCTACAGGTGCGGTAAACACCGTAGAAGAAAAACCTACAGAAGTATTAAATAGTGTAAGTGCTACAGGTTTTGTTAATGATAACTTTACCTTCTCAAATACTCATTCATTAACAGGAGTAAGTGGAACATTCTCAACAGGCACACTAACAGCAACAGGTGTTATTACCGTATTTAGTGCAACAGCATTTGATCGAAGGCATGTTGTTACTGTTCTACCTACACAAACAAGTTCGCAAAGAACTGTAAGCACTACACCAGAACAAACAAGTTCACATAGAGTTGTTACTGTTCCACCTACACAAACAAGTTCGCAAAGAAGAAAGGCAGCTTAATGTCTCTTAAATGGCCCGACAAAGACCCCGATGAACAGCTAGATTACTCTATTGATTGGGGTACGGCTCTTGACACAGATACTATATCATCTCTTGTTTGGAAGATACACGACGCTGATGGGGTGTTACAAACGTGGTCAGACAGTCAGCTTGTGAACGGACTACAACTTATCAGTCGTACAAATACTAACACTGTCGCTACAATAGTTTTAGGAAGTGGTACTGCTTTTACAACATATAAAATAGTATGTACTATGACTGCTAGCGATGCAACTATTCGTGAACAAGAAGTTCGCATAAGAGTCGTGGAGAAAAACTAATGGCTTATAACTATCTCTCCCTAACCAATGAAATATGCAGACGTCTTAATGAAACAGAGTTGACATTAAGTAACTTTGCAACGGCTGTTGGGTTTTACTCACAAGCTAAAGACTCACTTAACGCTTCAATTCGTGACATAAATCAAAAGCATTTTAGTTGGCCCTTTAATCACAACTCAGATGATATCACTCTGACTGCTGGTGAACTAAGATACCCGCTACCAGAGAACGCTAAATATACAGACTTTGACACTGTTCGTATACTTCGTAACACAGCACTGGGTGTCAATGAAGCAAGAAAACTTAAACAACTAAGTTACGATGAGTACATTGACAAATACATAGATCAAGAACATGAGCCTGACGCAACAAAAGGACAAGTTCCTGAATACGTCGTTCGCTCACAAGACGGAGATATAATTGTCGCACCGATGCCAAACGGAGCTTATACCATCGAGTATGAGTTTTTTATGTTTCCAACAGACTTAGAAACCTACGACGATGTACCAACAATACCTTTTAGATTTAAGCATGTTATCATAGACGGTGCAATGTACCATGCTTACATGTTTAGAGATAATCTTGAATCAGCAACTTTATCTTTACGTAAGTTTGAGGATGGTTTGAAACAGATGAGAACTTTACTTGTTAATGAAAATGTATATGCTAGGGCGGTTTAATGCCTGATAGGTGGCAAACCCATTCGTTTGAATTCAAGGGTGGCTTGATAACAAACCTCTCACCTTACCAGCAGGGGTTTCAAGCTCCGGGGTCAGCACGTATACTTCGTAACTTTGAACCATCTATCTTTGGTGGCTACAGACGAGTTGAAGGATTTTCTAAGTTTGATACAAACGCTGTAACAAATTCAGGTGTTATCAGAGGTATAGTGCGATATGACAGCAAAGTGTTTGTTTGTCGTGGAGATGATTTGTTTTTTTCTTCAGGCTCTGGGTGGACACAAGTAAGTGACAATGCTACGTATAATAGTGCAGGTGTCACAATAGGCGGATCAGGTAAGGTACGATTTCTTAAGTACGATTTTGATGGTACAGAAAAACTTATGCTTGTGGATAGTACAGGTAAGCCTTACAGATTTAATGGTACTACGTTTGAGCAACTATCTTCTTTACCCACTGATACATCAGGCTCTAGCTTTGTAACGAATTTTAAGAACCACATTTTTCTTGCAAACGGTAAAAGTCTTGTTTTTTCTGCTCCTTACGGCGATACAGACTTTACAAGTGCGAGCGGAGGTGGTATAATAAACGTAGCGGATGCAATCACAGGGTTAATTGTTTTTCGTGATCAACTCATTGTATTTAGTGAAAATAGTATTAACGTAATTGCAGGAAGTAGCGTAGGTGATTTTCAACTAAAACCAGTTTCTCGTGATTTAGGTTGTATTGCGGAAGATACTATACAAGAGATAGGTGGAGACGTAATATTTTTAGGACCTGATGGTCTAAGACTTTTTTCAGCCACAGATAGATTTGGTGATTTTAGTCTTGCTACCGTATCAAAACCAATACAAGATGAAATATTAGATTTGATTACGAGTAGTCCAAATGGTTTTTCTAGTACGGTCATTCGTGAGAAAAGTCAGTACAGATTATTTGGTTACAACACTGGTTACACCAATGCTTCGGCTAAGGGGATTGCGGCCACACAATTACAGGATGGCATATCATTTAATGATTTACGTGGTGTAAATGCTTACGTAGTACACAGTGAATATGTAGATCGTACTGAGCTTATCTATTTTGGTGCAAGTGACGGTTATATTTACAGAATGGAAGATGGCAATAGTTTTGATGGAGAAAAGATACAAGGTACATTTGCTACCCCTTATATACCTTTAGGTGATCCGACTATTCGTAAAACTATATACAAAGGAATAACATATTTAGACGTGAACGGGGAATTAGATATTAGGTATTCTCTTAAATTTGACTTTGACCAACAGAATGTTATTCAGCCAAATTCACTACTTTTTTCAAACCTTGCAGCTTCATCGATTTCGTATGGTGCAGGAATTTACGGAACATCCTCATACGGAGGTAAACAAAAAGCAATCTACGAATTGCAGACAATAGGTTCAGGTTTTACAGTGTCTATTCTGTATGAGACTATAGGAGATACAATAGACGCTGTATTTACTATTGATGCTGCAACTTTGCAGTATTCTACTAACGCTAGGAGATAAGAAATGGGAACAGGCTATACAAGAAATGATACACCAAACAATATAGCTGATGGTAACGTAATCAATGCGTCAGACCTTGATGGAGAGTTTGATGCGGTACAGGCAGCGTTTAATGGTTCAAGTGGGCACTCACATGATGGTACGACAGGTGAAGGACCGCAGATAGCAACAGCAGGTCTAGCAGATAATGCAGTAACTACAGCTAAAATAACAGATGCAAATGTAACACTTGCTAAAATGGCAGCTAACTCTGTAGATAGTGACCAATACGTAGATGGTAGTATTGATACTGCTCACATAGCTGACGATGCAGTCACAAGTGCTAAACTTGACACAAACATACAAATAGCAGGTACTCTTGGGGTTACAGGTGCAACTACATTATCAAGTAACCTCTCAGTAGATGGTGGCACAATCAAGCTAGATGGTAATTATCCAACGGGTACAGGTAACGTGGCTTTGGGTAATACTGCTTTAGATAGTAATGTTTCAGCTAATCATAATACAGCAATAGGTGCTGATGCTTTAACAGCTAATACAGTTTCTGGAAATACTGGAATAGGATATCAAGCATTAAATGCCAATTCTACTGGAGTAGAAAATGTTGCAGTTGGTAAATGGGCATTACTTTCTAATACAACAGCATCTAATAATACAGCAATCGGTAAATCTGCACTTCAAGTAAACACTACAGGTCACAGTAATGTAGCTATTGGTAAAGGCTCTCTTGATGCCAATACCACAGCATCTGCTAATACTGCTATTGGATTTAATTCATTATCAGCAAACACTACTGGTTCTGAAAACGTAGTAGTAGGGTATCAAGCAGGGGATGCAATTACAACAGGTAGTAACAATGTAGTAATGGGTTCAAATGCGTTAGGCTCTAATCAGACTGGAAGCAGTAACACTGCTGTTGGGCATTATGCTTTAAATACCAGTACTGCAAGTAGTAATACAGCATTTGGTAATTCATCTTTACAATACAATACGAGTGGTAGCTCAAATACGGCAATAGGAGATGGTACACTAAGGGATACTTCAACAGGTGCAAATAACGTTGCTGTTGGTTTTAGAGCTTTATATGAAAACACCACAGCATCAAACAACACAGCAGTTGGGTATAGGTCACTTTACACTAATACAACAGGTATTCAAAACGTAGCTATGGGTAAGGATGCTCTCTTTACAAATACTGGTTCATATAACGTAGGCATTGGTGAAAATGCTTT